ATCACTTTGATTAGCTGCTTCTCTAGACATTTCTTTTGCAGATTCTGCTTCAACAACATCCTTTGCATTTTCTTCTACTATCTTTGATGATTCATCTGAATTGTTTATATAATTATCAATTCTTTCTTTTATCTTTTTACCTATCTTCTTTTTTAATTCATTAGAAGCGTTGTTGAAGTTTATAAGTTTGCCATCTTCCAAAGTATTGCCGAATATTTCGTTCATCTTATGCTCAGCTACCAAAAGGTCATGATTTGCAATCATTGTGTTGACATAACTATCAATACCTTTGTTAACCAAATTTGGAGTGGCTATGAAGTTTGAACTGAATCTAGTACCTTCTGATAATTGATTTAGTTTAGCATCTATGTCTTTTAATATATTAGGTATTTCTTTTGAAATAGATTTACCAACAGCATTTGACTCATTCGTTATACCAAACTTTTGTTGATTTTCTTCTGGCTTAGATTCGAGTGCTGTTTTTAATTGTTCTAATGCTTGCTTTTGAATGTTTAACTTAGTTAATGCAACAGCAGTAAGCTTCTCTTCTGGAGAATAATGATTTAACATTTGATCATTTTCCAAAGTAGTATAGAAAGCATTGTCTGCCTCTTGTGCTTGATTGGCATTGTCAAGTGCTTCTTGTGCATCTATTGTAGCCAAGTGTTGCAATCCAATTAAAGTATTATATTCAGTAGTTCCAGGATTGTATCCAATAGTCTTACCAATATTTTGGTTTACTTTAGATTTAGATAAACTGAAAATGTTATTTGCAGTAGCTATTTCATCATTTAAATCTTGTTCAGTAATACCTTCTGGCAAATTATACTTATAATTTTCAAGTACATCGAGTACATTTTGTTGATAATTCAACTTTTTATTTGCCATTTCAGAGTATGACATAGCTTTGATCATTGCATCTTTTTTACCAATGTGATCTGCAACTACGTCTCTTACAAAAGAATTGGCAGTCATATCTTTGTAAGTTTTCAATCCAGAATGATAAGCAATCGTAGGTCCCCCCATGTACAAACCTAATGCAAATCCCCCTTTTACATCATTCCAAAATTGTGGATCATTTGCTAATTCAGATTCAGTATCTATACCAGATAATATTTTTGCAGTACGATAATTGGCGTCAGCTAAGCCCATTAAAGATTGAAAAATACTGCTAGACTTTCCATCATACTTACCAGAAATATAATCATAATCAAATACATCTTGATTGGCTTCTTCAAACGCTTCTCCAGTAGCAGAAAAACCTAGTCTACCTAAAGCTTTAGCAGCTTGCAGACTAGCATTTTTTACTGGGGAATTGTATGCAAGTCTAGCATTAAACCCAGTATAAGCGTCTATAAGTTTGTTATATTTACTTGCTGCAGCTTCGCTTAATTTCGTACCTGTTTTTAACAATGGGTTTAAAGCAGTTTTAATTGGAGCTGTTATTATTTTACCCATAGCTTTACCAAGAGGTGCAAATACTAAAGCAGATTGAGCAACATCCATAGCAGATAATGCCATGTTGTTATCATAAACTCTTTCTAATCCATCTTTTAAAGATCTTTTAGCATTTGCTAGAGTTGCATCATTTATGTTTATCTCTCCAGATATAACTCTATCTATTATCTCATCATCAGAGATCTTAGAAACATCTATATTGGGGTCTTGTTGTTTTAACTGGTTTCTACCAATTTCAGCATATTGTTTAATGTCAATACCTTGTTCCTTTAAACTATCTTCAATTCTAGATCTATACGCACCATATACTTGAGCTAAAGATTCTCTATGTCTACTGTATATATTACCAGCAACACTAGCTGCAGTAGCTGCAATTGCACTACCCCACCCAATTAAATTAGATGCAGCACCAATTCCAGGGACAGCGTTCAATGCTCCAGTAGTAGCATAATGTCTACCTAACCATAAAGCTCCAGTAGCTAAAGCATCTGCAATATAACCATTAACAGTTGCCATAGAAGAACCTATTAAACCTGGACCAGCATATAAAAAGTAATCTGGAGAATACCAAGGTTTGTCTTGAGCTCTTTGTTCTTTTATTCTAAATTCAGAAGACGGTGTATAATTTTCAGATCTATCTCGTAAGTTAGAATATATATTATTTATTTCTTCATTTACTTTAGATCTTTCTTCTTCCCACGATTTTCTAGAATTACTTAGATATTCAATTCTCGCATCAATGTTATCACCCTCTTTTTCACCATATTTAGACAAGATGCTATCGTATTGCTCTTGTCTATCTGCTAATGTTCTTTGAAGTTGAAAATATTCAGATATTGCATTTTTGTATTCTTCAGAATTCTCATCCAAAGTAGGAATAGTATTTTCAAGATTTTTAAGCTTTTGCTTATCACTAAGAAAATTCAATTCATAATCAATATCATCTAATACGGGATTTATATCCTTAGCTAATTTAGCTCTTTCCGACATTAGATTGATTTGATCTCTACTATTCATAAAAGTGGTCCATGCATCTTTTAAGTAGCTCTTATCTTTAAGAGTTTCCTCTGGATTTTCTTTGTCCAATAGATACATTTCTTCATAATCATCAATTGGAGTTTGTTCCAATTCACGATCATACCCTGTTTTAATTTTTGTTAAAGGGGAATGCTGGGCGTTTACTTGTCGTATAGCCGCAGTAGTAGCATTGGTTTTAGAAGGTGTTAAACCAGCATTGTATTTGTCTAATATAGATGTTTCCATATATTATTGTAACAGATTAAGCATAGTTTGATAAAGTTCGATATCAGAAGAATATGATTCGTTATATGAACTATCATATAAATCATTTTGTAGTTTAGACCCACCATGTTCTTTATTGACTTCTTGATCAAAAGTCATTCTTGTCATACCATGTGGATCAATTGGTTCCATTGCATCAAATGTAAAGTATTCTCCAGTAAGAGCTGCACCACCTCTGGTATCAGAGTGACCCCACGCATCTTCCACACTTTCACCTTTTATTGGCTTAACACTTAAACCAACTTCAGATGTTAAACCCATAGTTTTATTAACCATTTCTTTAAAACTGTCAACATCATAGTTAGCATTTCTTATAGACTGAATAGGTATCTTAACACTAACCCTTTGAAATAATTGTGGTTGGCCATTGGATTCACCTACCATTATTTTGTTTCTAGGTACCTTTATAACATCTTGGAATACTCCAGATTTTAGGTCTTCTGCAAAGTTTCTATTAAGTCTTGAATTGTCCTGAACAGTGTATTTCATAGAAGGAACCTTCATTACTTTATTTACAAAGTCTGTGGACAATATTAACCCATTAGTATCTGGAATAGTAAATCCATTAGTTATAGCATCATTACTGTTAATTTCTACTTCTTTAGAAGATTTTATTTTATTGTAACGGTTCATAACTAATCCTGAAGTAGGATAAGTAAGTTCGTTCAACACCCTGGACGCAGTATCATAGTACAGTGGTAACTTTTCTTGTTTTACTCCAACAGCTGGGAATATATCAGATTGTTTAGCAAACATATCCCTAACATCCTCTGCATAAGCATTTGCCATAGCTTCATTACTGTAGTTCTTTGATGCAGATTCTTGGTATGCCTTATACATAGTGTTGTATTCTTCTGGAGTAATAGCACCTAACTCTAGAGCATTAGCAGCATCCATTAAAGTTTGTATCATAGATGCTTGGCCTTCTATAAATGATCTTGTTCTAGTTAGATTTGGATTATTTTGCATTTGACGCTTTTCTTGAACTACTGCGTCATTATACAATTTAGTATAAGCATCTGGATAATCAGTTGGTTGTTCACCATTTTTTCCTTTTCGTGTAGCTGCAACTCTTAAAGCTTGTTGTTCTTTCAAAGCTTGCATTGCATATGGGTCTACTGTAATATTATTTCTAATGTATTCTTGATTATCTATATATGCTCTTTCCATAAAAGCATTTGCAGCATCTTCAGCGGTTGCTCCAGGGTTCTGTTTTAAGTACACTTGCATATGCATTTGAGCCTCAGGAGTAGATAGTATACCACTTTTATTTTCATCCAATATTTTTTTAATTTGATCCCCAGTTACACCAGTATGAATAAAACCATTGGATCTACCCAAATAGCTATCTTTAAGATTATTTACATATTTATCTGTAAGATCTTTTATTGATTGATAACCTAGTGGAGATACATCATTATAAATACCTGAAGTAAGTGTGTTATAACCAGTAAAATCAACATCGTGCCACAAGGGATTATATTTACCTTCTAGCATTAGACGTTGATTTACTTTTTGTCTCTCTCTTAAACCTTCAGCACTTTGACGAAGCATACTTAATTTAGCTCTGTCTACATTGTTTATTGCTGAATATATCTTAGATCTACCTTCTGCGGTTTTTATCATGTCTAAGTTTTTAGACAATTCTTCAGCCACAGGCAAAGCTCTACCATAAGTTTCATCATAGTATGCTTTTGTGTCAGCAGCGGATGGAGATTGAAATTCAGCCCATTTATCCAAAGCTGTTGAATAATCTTTTAATGCTTGATCTACGTTTTCTTTTGCCTGCTTCCCAAGTGTATACAATTGTTCAAATGGAATTGGAACGTATGTATTTATGAACTCTGCTTGTGCAGGATTATCATATCTATTTACCATATTAAACTCTATTTCTAGTTCTTGTTAATAAATTATCCACTTGTTCTTTAGTAAATCCTTGACTTAAGAAATCAGCTAAGAATGGTAGTGTCATTTGATCCCTATTGTATTGATTTTGCATTTGTCTATTTACTTGAGACCATTTACCAAGTTGACTAGTTGCAGTTGCTCCAAAGTTTCTAGCAGCAGCTCTGTTTCTAGCATTAAGATCGTTGTACATATTTTCACTTTGTACAAATTGTTGTCCTAAATTATTAAGAGTATTTGCGTATTCTCCTAAGTAAGCATTGTCAGCATTTTGTTTAGTGGCGTACATGTTTGCATTAGAAGCATACTCATCAACAGCAGCTTGAGTTCTTGCTGCTAAATTAGCACCAGTATTAGCATTAATATTTGCTAAGTTATAATTTGAAATGGCCCTTGATCTACTGTTAGCTAATCTTGCAGGTTCAATATTCATTCTACGTCTAGCCATTGTACTTCTAACTGCACCAGCATATGGATTTAATACTAATGGTTCTTCTTCTGGTCCTCTTAATGATTGTAAAGTATTATACACTGTAGGAGCCAATGATAACCAATCTGGTGAATAACCACTTTTTGGTTTACCAAGTGCACGTTTCTTAGTAGCTTCATCTGCAGACGTTGGTATATTTACTGGAGTAACAATATCCTCCCAATCTATTGCCATACTAGTGTTTACTAGTGGTATTGTTGGTTCAGATAATCTTTGAGTAGTAGCTTTAGTAATGTTAGGTTTGGTTGTCTGTTTGGTGGTTACAGAACCAGTAGTACTAGGGGTTTTTGTAACTTGTTTATTCGATGCATTTGTGTACGTGTTTGTTAAAGTTGGTTCAGATTCAATCGGTAAAAGAGGTATATCAACAGCGGTTGGTTCATCGTTTGCATATGTGATTGCATCTATCATTTGTGTTGGATATGAAAACCAAGCACCAGTAGTAGGAGAGCCAATTGATAAAGGATTCATAGATGTACTTCTGTTAAATACTTTACCAACGTTGGAGTCACCAGTGTAATTGGTAGAAGTGACAGAAGGCTTTGTATCTCTTGCAGATTTTACAGCGTCAGTTATACCCTTGTTATTTATAAGAGGACCAAATATGCGTTTTGGAAAATACCCCAATGCTTCACCAAATTTATTTAATCCTGTACCGAGTTCATCGAAGAAATCAGAATATGCAGCGTATGTATCCGCATTCATCTTACTTCTAACATCGTCTACAGTTTTACCCTTACCATCTGCATATGCAGGTATTCCTTTTACTTTGGGTTTAACTCCTTTAGCAGCTTTAACTGCTTCTTGTTCTGCTAATAATTTATTGTAAGCTTTATTAGCATTTATTTTATTTAATCTGTTTGTATTTTCAGCAAACTTGTCTTTGCCTTTGCTAGGTTTCGTCATCTTAGATAATATTTGTCCTTCCTTAGCAAATGTGTTCTTTGTACCAGGTCTTTTAATTTTGTCAGATAACACAGATTCCAAAGTAGACGCATCAACTAAATGATTATCTGTACCTGGTTGAGTATTTGGAACTTGAACAATATTTCCATAATCATCTCTAACCACTTCATTGTTGTCCAAGTAAGCTAAGTCTGGGAGTATTCCACCATTCTCGAATGTATATGCAAGATCATTATCATCCCAATATTCTCCTTCAGTTTCAGCTGCGGCATTCATACCTATTTTAGTTTTATTGAGAGTTTCTTTTCTGCGTCTTAACGCTTGCATTTGTTTCTTGCGTTTAATTGAACCAATAAGTCCACTCACTAATCCTAATCCACCACCAACAGCAGCACCAATAGGACCACCTACAGTGAGACCAGCACCGGCTAACGAAGCTGCACTGCCAATAGTACTACCTGCAATATCACCTGTTGAACCTTCTTCTGATAAACCAGAAATGGCAGAGCCAAATACATTAGCTCCACCAAGGTAGTTTGACAACTGATCCATGCCAAACACATATGCTGGTATAGTATTTTTGTTATTTTTCTTTTTCATATTATATCATTGAGTATCTATAAGCTGTACTAATGTATGGCACTTTAAATTTATTACCACCATTGCAATCATACTTATAATTACAGATAAGATATTTTCCTTTCATCCTATCTTTGTATGATTTGTTAGCCAGTTGTTCTACTTCATTAAGCTTCAAAGAATTACGAGGGATTGCAAATTTATAAGTATCCTCTCTGTAATCAATATCTTCACTAGTCAATGTTTCACTAGTTTGTCTTTTTGTAGTAAATAATATCAAATCAAAATTAGTATCTGTAGTAAAATCACCACCATATTCAACATTATCAAATGTTTTGGTTTGTGGATAATCTTTGTTAACTACAAATTCTATTTCAGATACCTTTGCTTTGTCAGAATCTAAATCAGCTTGTTCACCACCATTATATTTAAACAGTTTCAATGATTTAAATAAATATAGTTTATCACTAAACTCTGCGTAATAGTCTGGATTATAGTTATAGAATGAAGTAAATACTCCTAGTTGTTCATTAAACGCTAATGTTTTATCTCCTAGAGTAAACAGAACTTCATTATATTTCTTATCATAAACTGCAATAGGATCTTTTTTAAACAAGTCTTTATTCTTATTCAAATAAGATTGAACTCCTTTTAATTTAGATACTGTTTGTAATTGACCATTAAACCCACATATCTCATTACGTTTACTATCATACCAGTATACGGTACTATCTGATTGAGTATTTGCTCTCAACTGGTTTGGACTTTCACCATTCATTGTAGTAAAGTAGTCATATCTGTCTAGTATACCACCAGTACCTAGAGTAAGAGCACCTGGGTTATTATCAGTTATAATAGAACGTTCATTCACTGCAACTGTGCCAAAAGCGTCTGTTTGCCAGAATACTAGATTGTTTTTAAACAACTTCATATCATTAATTGGTCCAAATCTAGTATCTACATCAAGATAATTGGCTACCTTGAATTTTGTCCATGAATCAGTAACTTCATTATTTGTTTTAAGCTCTGAAGATATGATACGAGTATCTGTTAATAGATTATCTATATTGTAAATAGATTTAGCTACAAACTTTTTCGCATTAGGTTGAGCAGAATAAGCATCATTGTATGCATATGATGGAGTGTTCTGAGTATATAAATCACCAACAGTAATTATATCATCTTCTACAAAGTGGTTAGCATACCCATCACCAGCTTGATAAGTTCTATTTATAGATGAATCCGCATGGGTTAATGCTAGATTAACACTTGACTCACATGGTATGAAAGCCCCTAAGAACAATCTATTTGCTTTATTGTTATAATAATCATCTGTGTTATAACTAAACATACAGTTATTGTAATCAAATATGTTTAGATATGTATCACCACCATAGCACAGTACTGTGGAAACACTAGATTCAGCGCTAGCACCAGTAGTAATATATACAGAGTTCTGTATAGCAGAGTATGAATTACCGCCATATGCATTTACGCTTTGCTTTATATTACACAAAACAACTGCATTGACATATCTGTAACTAGAAGTACTTACAGCTAGTGGTATATTAGCAACCATGTTATCACTCTTAAATATGGCACATATTCCATGAGGACCATATTTTCTAACATTATTTGCGTCAGTCTTATCTACTTCACTGTCTCCTGCAGTTCTAATATTATCCCACACCCAGTTATAATATACTTTATCACCAATAGTAATTGCTTCAGCATTATACCAAGGTTGATCACCATTTGTTAACCAAGGACTACTGGGTCCTGCATATTTTGCACTTTCTATTGCAGCAGATTGAACACCATTTTCAACATATAAACCATAGTATTTAGCAAGCAATGCTGAATAAAAATCATCATTGTTTATTACTATTGCTCCACTAGACACATAACCATTACTAGATTGACCTCCTAATGATTTAGTTGGTTTTATTGTGGAACCGTCATACTTTATAGATCTAGCATTTGCTAATACTTTTAGAGAACCATCTGTAATACCCCAATCACCATCCGCAGTAATAGGAGACGTCATAACCCCTACCTTTTCAACTGTTTGAAACTTATCAATTAACGCATCTGCATTTTCTCTGTTAATCGCTATCTCTGGAGACACGAACATGAAATAATTGTTAGATTGTGTATCTGATAAGTTAAAAGTATATTGAAAATCTCCATCGTTATGAGTCTTTGCATAGTAACCATGCTTATTTGAATAAGCTAGATATGGGAATGGCGTTAAGATGTTAGAATCTCTGTCATAATTTGTAATACAACTTACTACACCTTGAGCTAATATAGTTCTATCAGACAATGTTCTTTCACATCTAACTATCTCGTATCTTACTACATCTGATGGTAAATTCTTTACTTCAAACTCAATACCAAGTGGTTTGGTAATAACTGATAAATTAGATCCATAATCACTAGCCTCATTGGAAGTAAAAAACTTATAACCAGAATCTTTATTAGATGGCATCCTTATATCACCTATCCAATGTACAGGAGATGCTAAACCTTGTTTATTGTATAGTACAATACCAAATCTATAAATCTCATCCCTCATATATCCTTTTACTTTGGACTCTATTTCGGCATTAGAATAGTTTGGTATTTTGTTACCAGATGATAAACTTATTGTATTTGATTTATCGTTACCTTCATAGTTAATACCTAAACTAGTAAGTGATCTTGAAGAAGCATTGAATGTAAATTCTTCATTTATCATTCCTCTAGATGTAGTAGATGCATCTTCTAGTAAATCTGTAGTAATGAATCTATATGATACATTCTTGCCTTTTCCACCTTGTATGTATCCTCCTGTTGGAGAAGTAGTGTATTTGTATGCACTGCCGTCTACATTAAATGGGCATATACAATCGTGGTCTTTAGGTATATTTGTAGTAGTTAATGCTGATAGAGCAAAGTTTAACGAAGAACCAGAGTTAGATAGCAATAATACATTACCAGAAGAATTAGCTCTAAATGCTCTAGCATCATATTCTACATCCCATGTTTCCTCAGTAAGATTGGCAGCAAATAATCTGTTATCTTTAGATTCTATTACTTCAGGTATAAATGTGTAATTGGCTAATGAATTAAATTCATCAATACTTAATTCCGATACTAAGCTACCACCTTTATCTTCATAGTTTATTACAGAACCAGTTCCAATAACTATATCGTCTACTATGGATATTACAGGTACTTCATTCTTTGCCTTATAGAATAAGGAGATTATTCTAAGTCTATCAAATCCAGTGCTATTGTTTCTTACTTGTAACTTTATGGACTTACCAGTATTTTGTCCTTTAGAACTTCCTTTTACAGCATTGTAATTAGTTTTTTGATCTCCATCACTCAAATGATAAAGAGGGGTAAGTGGAGATATTGCAGACTCTGTACCTCTTACTTTAAACAATTGATAACAGTACTGTATCATTCCAGATTCTAAACTACCTGTTCCAAATCCATTAAATTCAAATGGAGGTAATGTAGCCTTTGGTAGCATTACTATAGTATCCGAAGTAATAGATGAATTACTAGATATGTGATCATCATCCACATTGATTACTTTAATTTGAGCATGCCCATCTGCCCAGTACACCTTTACATTGTTGCTTGCTTCCCATCTACATACACTACTAATTGCAGCTACATTACTAGATGATACTTCTATATCTAAAGGTCTATTAGTTACTACTTTTGTTACAATTGGTTCCTCTTGGGATCTAGAAAAATCAATTCTATAGATATTATTGTTATTTGTACCATTAATCTTAGTAAAAACAATTGCCCAATCTCTTACTGTGGTAACGTGTATAATAGTTTCACCAGACAAATTTGAAGAAGGTCTACACGCTAAGAACCCTTCTATGTTCTGTATTGCTGCAAAAGAAGATCCTTCATTCGTTAATATCCGAATGTTCTCTGCATATATGTACTGGTTATCTTTTAACACAGAATAGTCTACATCCATGCTAAGCCCACCAGCAAATGTATTTGTTTGTCTAGTAGCGTTCATTTGCGTTATAAATTATTTGTCTTTCCCCAGTATGTGAATAAAAAGTATTATGATCTCTAAATTCTGGAACAATTTTATTCCAGTTATTTTTAATAGATTCCATGCCATCTTCATTTGGCATCAATGCTTCAGCATATGCTTGATTTCTATAAAAATTCCAAGATCTTCTAATATCATAGTATACTTCTCTATTTAATTTACCATTCAAATACTCAGGGTATTTCAGTTTCATTGTAACATACCAGTATATAGCTTCAGTATAAGAAGTTAAATCTGGTATTAAAGTATATCCGTCTTCATCAGTAGGTATTGCACTATAGGATAGTTTTAAGTAACCTGATGGAACATTACACATTATAAACCCAGGTTTAATACTATATTGTAGCCCTCCACTAGGATTTGCAGTATTAAATCCATCATTGTATGTTCGTTCATTTATAAGATTCGAAATGATTGTACGTAAATTTTGATTGGTGTTTAACAATTCTAAAGCCTCTGTTTTATCAATGTTACCAATCATATCTACTACTAAATTTACCATTGTATCTTCTTGTACAATCATATTTGGATCGCAATGTTCACAACAATTGTTGTGTCTACATTCCTTTTTGTGTCCAAGTTCATCATAACAGTCACAGTTGCAACAGCATTTGCCATGTCCCCAAACAGCAAATGAACCTGTAGCTTTCCTCATAGGAAACCAAGGTCCATCACAATTAAAAGAGTATGCAACTTGATGCAATTGATGAAGATCACATGGTAATGATGCTTGATACCCACACAATTTAGTAATTGGAGTACCATCTTGACCAGATACTTTTGGAATAAATTGTGTAACAGCACCAATCTTTTCAATTGCTTCTCCACACCAAGATCTGATGTCACTTATTCTCATGTCATCTTCTTTCAAATCTAGATCAGCAATTATCTTAGCAATTACCGTTTTAATTGAAGTTAATTTTGTAATCATAATTCTCTATAATCTCTAATATGATTTTTGATAATCTGAGCAAGATGCCTTTTATTATCCCTCGTCATTACTAATTGATATTTAGTTTTATTTGGGGTTATCATATTTTGTTTATTCCAATATACTCTATATTTATAGAAATTGGAATGTTCATTTAAATGATAAATAATTTTACCAGCTTTCTTACTCTCAGCATAATCAATTCGAAGACTTTTCCCAGTATACTCTTTAGGTTTGTGTTTTACTATTTGAATGGTTCCCATTCTACAAGGTAACTTAACCTCTTTTCCGTTTTCTATTAACTCATCTCTAAGATATTTAAAGTAATCGTTTATTATGTCTCTAAATACTCTATATTCAACTTGATATAGTGGATTATCTTCCACATACTCAGAGTATGAATCATAAAAATTGTGTCCTGTATAAGCTTTCGTCTCCATTATTGAACTTTTACATCATTTGTACTATTGTTAGTAGTATCATTTGGCATTTGTAACATCAAATTTAATTCTTTACTAAAGATCATATCTTTAATCGTAGGTATCATGTTTGCAGGAACAGGATATGGTGTATCATCCCTATCAAAACATTCACCAATTGACGTTGGATCTTCTAGAATCCCATCTATTTTTACATACTCTAGATGTTCTGGTCCCACTATGTACAAATGATTTCCTTTAAGATATGCAATATAATCATTGCATGTATATTTTCTATTAATTTGATACTTTGCTTTGGTTTCAGTTCCAACTTGAATCAAATTACCATCTAAATCTTTTACACAAATTAATCCAGATCCAAAATGTAAATCTATAAACTTTGGTAATTCCTCGTCAGATTTATAATTGTATCCATCTGTAGGGCAATTACGTACTTTAGAAATGTGCAATGGTCCTATTGTTTGAACATACGATTCATTTATGTCTCTACCTTTATCCAAATCTTGTTTGATTAGATAGGCCCTGTATTGATGAATCCATTGTTCTACCTGTATACGTGATAAATTCTCAGATTCAGAGATGTTGTTATCCCTAAGTATGAGAAATATATCATCAATGATTGTATTCAATGAATTAAATGTCATAATTTAAATTTTCTTTAATAGTCCATTCTTCACTATTCAATATTTCATGAAGTTCTTCGCTATCCCATAAATAAGATTTGATTGTTTCTCCACTTCTGAGAATAGGCGAGATCATTTCCTCATGAAAGATCACTTTGGTACCATCTAATGACTTACGTGCTTCTGCCGGGACAATAATCCCGTGATTTAAACACCATTCTGTTGTGACTATTACATATTTCATATTATTTCGCTTTTAGTGTTTGTAAGTAATTATAAGCCTTGATACAATCTTCTTTGGAAAGAATACGGTTGTAAATGCCAAGGTTTTTGAAAGCTATTTTGGTAAAATTAGATCCATTGTTTCCAATAGTTAATTCTTTTTCTATATCTGAAGCATCTTGTTTCTGAGTGTTTTTTACTTCTGACCAATCGTCAAGATATATGCGACCGTCAGAACATACAGCTTTTAAGGACTTAGTATCATTGATGGACATTCCTGAACTTCCTGTATTTATATATATAATTAATCCAGAAGCTGTATTAAATACGAACAATGAGCGACTTTTAACTATTCCGGCGCTATCTTTTTTATCCTCTATAAACTTCCAATCTCCTACTACAGTCCAATTATCACCTATGACAAAATTCGACGAAATAATCTTATCATCCACCCCATCCGTTACCAGATAGCCTTCGTATTCGGGGATTTGCTCGATGGTGATGTCACAGGATTCTTGTATTTTATTTAATATAAACCCATACCAATCCCCATTTGCTTTAAATAAAAAAGACGGTAATGTATAAATTCCATCTTCTGATATTTTGTACATCTGTACTCCTTCAGGAGTTGCTTGTCTATATGATAGAGTTTGACCATCTTTCAGTCCATAAACTTTTATCTTATAAGAAGAAACTGTAAAAGATGGTTGTTCACTACGGGATTGATAATATAACTGTGTAACCGCAATCTTAACTGAAGTCACATTTACAGAATAACTCATCCAAGTTATATCTGCCCTATTAGTAGATTTAATCCATCTATCATCATTATAATTCTCACCATACAATCCATACCCACTCCCTTCTGCAAACCCAAAATTGGTCAGCTTAAGATCATTACCATTGCCTGTTATGTTAGCTATGGTAGCCCGATCTTCGTCCTCATTGGTTTTGCCTACCACTGTCCATGCCTGATCAAATGAAGAAGGATCAAAATCATCACCGCCTTCTGAAGTAGGGGTATAAAGACCATATTTACGTTGCGCTTGTTCTTCCATCAGCTTCTTATACTGTTCATACCAAGTTTTATATTCCAGTATAGGGCCCGCCACACTTATAAGTTTATCAGTGTCTTCTACATGCGTTGCATAATGTTTCTTCATACTTACAAGTTATTTATTGTTATTGTTATTTTCTCTCCACGATCACCTGCTTCTTGTAAAATAGCAAACAATTTATTGAATGCTTTTCTGGAATTGGATATCCAATTAGTATCTTTACCATTCCATTCACCAACACCAATACATCCTTCACTTTCTTCTGCTTTATTCAAAGAATGTATGCGAATACCACTAAAATTGGGAACATTTAGTATCTCTGGTAATATTTTCTTAAACCTTGGTGAATAAGTTAATTTAACTTCATATGTACCTTCAGGTATTGCAGTTTTACCATAAACTTTTTCTCCTTCTGGTCTCACTCTATCTTCAAGAGTGTCTGCTATGTGTTCCCCATCAACATACAATTCTCCAATGGTTGCAGAACTACCTAGAAAGATTCTATTTAATTTTAATTCCATTTTATGCAGCTGGCGTTTCTAATGCAGCAACTCTTGCTTCCAAAGCTTCATAATCACCTTCTAGAGTAGTCAATCTAAGATTTAAAGCTGAAATCAATTCTCTTACTTCATTATCGTTGTAATTAGATAGACCTGCAAGTTTAGATTTTTCAGCTGTCGTATAATCTTCAGTAGATAATTGCTTACCTTCCACTTTGTCTACTTTGGATTCTTTAAGAGTTTCCACATCTTGTTTTAAAGTACTAATGTCTTCAGTAGCTTTGTTATTTACCAAAACCCACTTGGTACCGTCAAAATATTTCAAGTCTCCACCATTTGCATTAGATGATAAATCTGCCCAATATTTAACAGAAGCAGGGTTGGGTTGAATTGTACTAGCTAGGATATCGTATTTGTTATTGTATAATGTGCTCATATTGTTTAAAATAAAAAAGGTTGACTAAATAGCCAACCTTTGTGTTTTAGATTTCTTTTTTTATTTCTCCTTCTGGTCCTACTTTTTTGTCTTCAGCAGAATTGGGTGGAGTGTTCTTTATTACTTCCGGACGAACAGCAGATACGTTTTGTAAAAGTTGTTTAAGCTCTTTCACTTCAGCTTTTAAGTCATCAAGTTCTTTGAAATCTTTTGTCACATTGGTTGTTATGTCCGAATTTATATTAAGTATTTTTAAGATGTCTTCACATCTCCTCATCTCCTCATCGATCTTACTCAGGCTCTCTTTCTTGATTCTGCAATCTTCTAGAGATTGTCTAACCATGTTAACAATTTGTGATTTTTCTGTGGCTATAGTAAGACCAATATTTGAATCGGTCATCATTGTTTTATCTTCAGATACTGACAGTTTTCTTTGTTCACCATCACACGAAATCACTAGATCCACGAGCTTACGTCTATTTTGCATAGGCATCGGAAATTGTGTCGGTGGCACTGGTTCGTCATAGGGTTTTGATACACTGACTACCGTTCCTAAACTGTACGTTGTGTTCTTTTTAAAAGTACCTGTTATCTCGAGTACGTGTATTCTAGTACCCGACGTTAACTGAGAGAATGTCATATCTTTATAAATTTAAAGAATATGGGCAACTCTCATAGCTGCCCATATATCTTGATTAATATTTAGGCAGCTGGTGCAGGAGTATAATTCATCAGCTGTATTACATTATCACATTTATTAAAATATGCAATGTATCTGTTCCCAGCACTAACTTGTGAACCAGTAATTGGTTCACTTGAAGCATTTACTAAAGGTATATTGCGAGTAAATGAGGGCCATTAATAGCTTCATACATATTTGCAGCCAATTCTGACTTTAAAATAGTGAAGCCTTTCTCCAACAGGCTACCTTCATGCTTCTCTAAAGCTGTTGCCAACTTATCTATAGCTTCTGTAGGGGATTGATGGCGTTTAATTTGTTCTAATAATTTGTTCAAATGCATAGTTTCAATTTATTTATTGATTAACACTAAATTGAAATGTATTGCAATTATTCTGATATATGTATTACTCTAGTATCTAATACTTGAATTAAATCATTAGAGTTTATGATTTGATATTTACTGATTTTATCTTTTTTAAAATCGAAGTGAATTAATCTTTGAAACCAATTCTTATAACGTCTTCTATAGACTTTATCTTCGTATACAAATAAATCTTGATGATTTAGTATTTCCATAGTATGTGTGAACACGCTATCTTTTCTAGCCACCGTGATGGTTGTCAATTGATTTGGTTTTAGCTCTACACAGAAATCCTTTTCTTTTGAAGGGATTATTCTTACTGTGGTGTCTCTAATTACGGTCTCAGTGGATGCTACTTGACGTAGTTGCTTATCTTTGATCTTTAGCTTCTTTTGTTGATCCCTGGCGACCTTTATTAGACTATCGTTAGAATTTTTAAAATCATTTACTGTCAATTCCAATAACCTTGCTTCATTTCTATTTTGATTTGCAATATTTTCCCATACTTGAGCATTATTCATTGCAATCCCTACTTGTTTATCTAAGTCATTTACTTTCTTAGCAAGTCTGACATTATTAAACAATAGTAAACTAAAAATAACAGCAATAGCTATCTTTACTTTGGAAAATATCATTTTATCTTTTTTACAAGTTTCTTTATCTTTGGTAAATCATCTTTTTCTATTGTAATATCCAAATACTTTTCTCCTTTGCTACGTATAAACTTACTGAAGATCTTCCACGGTCCAGTAGGATCAATTGCTTGGAGATTTTCGATCATTGACCACAACTCAACTCCACAAACAATTCCTGAAAATCCTTCTACTAAATGCATGTCAATTGACTTTACTATTTCTGTGCCCATAAGATGACAACAAGAAATTATCATTGCACAGTTTCCGAATTTCTTTAAAGTAGACCACAATCTTCTAGATTCAAACTTACCACCATGAGTAATTGATACTTTGGTGCCAAGAATTGCATCTATAAGTATAAATACACACACTACAACTATTACTGTCCATATTGGAGCAAAGAATGTAGATAACCAACCCATTGCACCAGATAGTAAACAGGCAACAAATTTAATCGGTCCGTCATTAACTAATTCTTTAAAGTAATTCACTGTAGCTACACTTTGAGCCGTTAATATAATATTATTTAGTCTTTGTAACATTACAATAATTTGAAAGAAGATGATTGAAAAACAAAACGCTAACCAATACAAGATTAGCTAGCGTTCTGATATCTTTTGACAGTTTATTTAGTAAACGTCAATAAGGTTTAAAAGTTCTTTATTTATAAATTGACACTATCCTAAGTAATAGCGGTTATTTGTCCACTATTTAATTCCTCTTGTATTTGTTCATAAGCAACAAAATCTGAATCTACTTGCTCTTTTAATTGCTTTCTCTTTTGTAGGAAATCTTTATATATGTCTATATAACTTTCATCTAATATCCCCAATAAGGCAGCATTGTAGTCATTCAATTTCTTTGCTTCAACATCTGTACCCCATAGTTCATTAATACATGTTTCTAATATCTTATTAGCAGTTAATGTAGGCCATACAATCACTTCATAATAAGAATAACCAATATATTCATCTCTTTGTTCCGTTTGTATATCCCATCTATATAAATAGTAACCATTACTATCTCTTTCTATTGTACTGGGTATTTTATCACTGTATGTTCTATTCATATTATTCTGTAGTTGTAGTTATTTCAGCTGATTTATATTTTGGGAAAAAGCAAAGGCGAGACCCAACACGACGATATGCACCAGAAGGGGGATCACCAGCACTCACATAAGCGAGGTCTGCACTCGTCTCGCTGTCCGCATTACCGCCAACCTGTATCACCTGCATGCGGTTAGCCGATGTATTGGTAGCATAATAGTCGCACCAGTAGGTAGAGGAGCTGCCACCAATCTCTGCGGTCACTATATCGCCATCTTCCCCAAGCAACATCTTCTTAGCAAAACCGTCTGTACGGCAGATATTGCCCTTCTTGTCATAACCTACATAAGAACTATCACTAAAATTCGATGGGTCATCGGTAGTCCATAATATGGATAATCCGTCATCGCCTGTAGTAACCTGTATATTTGCCCCGTCGGTGTATTTCCAGATATGACCAAATGGATTCTCTATACCACGATACCTGTTAGCCATCAACGTAGCATGAGTACCGTCGGAAGAGTTCTTCACCACATATGCCTTCTCTCCAGAGCTGTTCCCGAACTCGTTGGTGTAGCCGCATGGTATAAGGGGATTGGCGTTGTTGAAGTTAGCCCAATCCGTCATTTGTGTTGGGCCTTCTCCTAATCCGCCTTGAGTGAAACCGTTAGCGTCCTTCTGGGCGTTGAAAAGCTTCTGGCTATTTAATGTAGCATATTCTACTGCAAATAACCAGAATAGAGTCTTATGTGCTCCATACGTGTACATTTCCCAACCACTACCACGTTTTCTTGCAGCTTGCCGGAATTGGTCTCGGGTAAGGTTGGTAACAGGGCATCCTAGCAAGGAACGGTAGGTATCATCCCATTCAGCGGTGTTGTCACCACCTCTAAAATTAATTGAATTAGGATCACTTAATTTACTAGCTCCAGCCGCCGAACATAATAAATTATCGGTTCTATACATTCTGGCTTCATATGTTGAGATATAGAACTTATCTACATGTTTATACCCAGGTAATGGAATTTCGGACAACATCATCCTAAATTTAGTGCCATTAAAATACAATTTATACCAATGTTCAGGCATCTCTGTCATAACGGCATAATCCAAATAGCTTCCACCCCATGAAAGCTCATTATCCAAATATTCTTTAACTCCACCATCTCTATCCAAAAGACACCTTCTCATCTTACTCTGGATAGGTAGTTCTCTATGCAGTTGCATATTACCTACTCTAACTCCATCAGGACTAGATGATGCAGTATCCCATTCAACACCATATGCATATCTTTCTTCTAGATCTGGTATATCTTCCCAAGCTGGAGACCACTCGGTCGAGATGTCACCATATTCAAGTTTAATCTTGTGAATGGTGGAGGGGTTTGTTGGTTTGTTACCATAAGGATAGCTAAATATATTTAAGAATGTACTATTCGCAACTGTTCCACTATTATTGATTAAATTCCAAGAGAATGTAGCAATTCCTTTTCCGTTTGTCGGTGTTATGATAGGTACAGGTTTTCCTGCACCTACAGCATCTCCACTATTGAACAATGCAAATCCAGTTGTCCCTTCTCCTAATTCACCCCATATTGTAACAGTGACTTGAGTTCCTTCCTGTATCTGCCCCGTCAGCCAATAGTTAGCGATATTGTAATTCGAGTTACTAACTTCCTTACCTGATCCCAATAATAAATTCTTCCCATATACTGGCAGCTTACGATACTTGCCATCATTCATTAAAGCTTTTGATCCGTCACCTGTAGTATGTATTATTACTTCCTTAACATTAGGATCAGTAGAATTATCTGTAACACTTGCCTGTATAGAAATTCCATCAGTTACCGGAATTAAATAATCATTATTAACCTGAGTCTCCACATCTAAATTCTGACGTATCCACATTTGTATAGAACAATGATTAACCCCCATAGTTTGTTGCGCATAAAACCAAATAGAATTATCACCATTGGTGTTATATCCGCCAAAAAGACTCGATATATACACACCATTATCTCTAATTGGAAGTGTATTAACAAAACCGTTTGGAATCTTCTCTAGTAATGTATTATAGTCTTCTTGAGATATAGATGGAGTATCACCGTTTGCCACTTTCATGAAGATGTCAAATACCGTATAATCCGCTAAATCAGCTTTAGTAGCTAATTTATCATCTACATATTTTTTGTTAACATCCACAGTGGGTATGGTGGGTTTATTAGTAAGATCATTGTAACTACCAGATGTAGCAACTGTAGCCAATGTTGGTTTATTCAATATAAATGCATCTCCTTCTGTAGCATTCCAATCGGCATTAACATTTACTTCAGCACCAGCAGCAATACCATTCAATTTTGTCTTATCTGAAGGCAACATCAAACCAGCTAAAGCTGTAGTAGATGCAGGAAGATTTAATTCTATATTTTCTACTGCATTGGTTACTAAGTTCCTTTTATCCAGAGTAATAGAGATATCTGTTGCTGTAATATTCTTAGTAGCAGCTTCAATTACTTCATTGATGTTTGTAACTTTAGTTTTATCTGCAGTAACATAATCATTAGTACTTAAACTCTTACCTTCTACTTTATCAACTTTAGTATCAATAGCATTATATACCTCAGTAAAGTCAACTTCTGGTATATTTACTACAGACCATATACCATTTTGTCTAGCGTACTGTGAACCATCTTTAGGTGCTTCTTCTACTAGTTCCCGACCATGATCACTACTTAAGTATGGTATTTTAACCCATTCCCCATTATATTTTACTTTAATTACCATAATTAAATATTAAATATTTGTTTGCCAATTGTTTTAGCTTCTGTTCTAAGTGTTTGAAAAGATTGCCATTCATCATATCTGGTAATAGGTTGACTGCCACTAAGCAATTGTTCAACCATATTAGATTTTAATGCTGCTTCCTCATCTGCACTATATTTAGTTCTAATAACTTTACTTACAAAAGACTCATAAGTTGGTTCTTCATTGAATTTTAATTCATAATAAGCATAACCATGTATATCTTCAGAATTAATTTCTTCAATATCCCATCTAACTGCCCATTCATTCATTCCTAGGTATTCTATTACTTCAGGTATATGATCACCTTGTACTTTCTTTAATTCCATAACTACTTAATAATTTTTGTCTATAATCTTTAAAATTATAAGATCTCGTAAAGCGATACCATAAATTATGACAGTTTCCATATTTACACCATCCCCAATAAGCTGCTAGTGATGTTAACCTCTTATTCTTACTTTTATAACTTAATTTATGAATAAACTTCTTTTTGATATCTTTCCTGAGTAAAGTATGATCATGGTAAAATACATAACCAATAAAATCTATACCTCTTGCTTCTACAGGAAATATCTGCCAATTACGTTTTACTTTTAGTTTCAAGTTATCAGCTAGATATTTTTCAATCTCTTGTAAGCAATATCTTAAGTAATCTTTATCTGGGTGTAATATAACAATATCATCACAATGCCTGTAATAATATTTTATTTTTAATACTTGTTTAATCCACCTATCGAACCAAGTCAAATTCAAATTTGCTGCAAATTGAGATATGTAATTTCCAATCGGTAAACCTTTTGGTGTAGAATAAACTACATGATGTAATAATCTTAATAGTTTCTTATCCTTAAATATCTTTTCAAATTGTGAGTATAACACATCTTGATCTATAGAAGGAAAGAACTTTTTAATATCTAATTTTAAACAATATTTTGTGCCTTCTTTATCAGCTTTTAAATCTCTTTTCAATCTCTTTACTCCATAATGAATACCTCTTCCTTTTAAACAGTTAAAGGTATCTGCAGTAAATCTATTAACAAGGTAAGGTTCTATAACATTCATTATAGCATGATGGACTATTCTGTCTGGATAATACGGTAGCCTATATATCTCTCTTTCTTTATTACCACGATCGGCGATGATTGTGTATACGCAATATTCCGAAGTACGATACGTATCTTCTATTAATGCCTTTTGTAACCGGACCAGATTTTCATATGGATTCCTGTCAAATTTCTTAACGCCGTATCTTTTAGTTTTACCTAGCCTAGCCTTCTTTTCAGCCCGGACCAGATTTTCATATGATATTATCCTGTTAAATAAATTGCCTATTCTTTTCATAAGCTATTTTGGTGGTAAGACCCGTTCGCACAATACTACTAAGGTCTCTTCAAAGCACCTGTTATCTTTTACCTAGAGGTAAGGCTGATCTAAGTTCAACAAACATTTTTGTAGTTATCTGAAAGTATCTGTTAGTTCCAAAATTTCACTGATATTCGTCTATGAATTCGAGGATGCATTATTAGCATTAGCTATGAAGACTCTGCATTGAGAACCATTATCTGAATTACCTGACTGTTTTTTCAAGTATGAAATAATGTGACAGCAGTCTTACTATAAAGTCATCTCATAGTAATTCTTTTAGATCCCGCCCTTGTTATTAATATTTAATTATCTATATTACTCAGGACTATGCCTGCATTTTCTTAAATGTATCTGAATCAACTACAACGATCTTACCATAAAAGGCTAATCTTGCACCGAAACCCGCCCACGAATACGAGGACGCATCATGAGCAGCAGCCCCGAAGACCCCGCACCGAGAACCACCATCCGAATAACCCGACCGTAGAAAGATTCTATTTGCTGTTGGATTAAACCAGCTATAATCGGAATAGTAAGTAGTTTCAGATCCACCATTTGATGTAGGAAGTACGTCTCCATATTTACCTTGAGCTATGGTTTTAATCCATCCATTATATCCTTCAGTTGCAGCTGGATTGGGTTCATATCCTACAACTCTAATATTAGTAGCACCTGCTGCTTCAAGATCTGATACATCCTTATCTGGGAATGAACCTCCATCATATACAACGTATTTACCTTTTAAAATGTTTATTCCTTGTACAAACTCCCACTTACTGTAATAGCAGTCTTCAAGTCCTAAGAAGTTAGTTGAGTAGTATCCAGCATCATTATTTACAGCTGCTTTCCCATCTCTATTACCTAAAGCCTTTGTTCCACCAGTCCAACCGTAGTTATATCTCTTAGTACCTCCTGAACAAGGAATAGCACTATTGCTTGTACTAATATTAGTAGTCTTATAGTAAGCACAAAACATTCTAGCTATAGTAGCATGAGACCTATAATCACCAATACCATACATTGAACCATTTACCTTTGCTGCTGCAACGAACTGTGCCATAGTTTTAGATGCTGTTGATATAGAAGATCCAGTACTAGTCAACGCTCCTCCATTTTCATCTGAAATTATTCCTTCAAATGTACCTAATAATAATTCTGGTTCCTCAATGTAGTCATTATCAATTTGTTGTTCTGATATGTATGTTCTCCAAATACCTGGGCTTTTTTCTATAGTTTTGTGATAGTATTTAGGGAAATGCACCATTAAACTCTCCTTTCTAACGGTTTCGTAAGTAGCACCTGTACCATCAGGCCATTTATTACTATCTATTTCGTTTAAGTAACTAATCAATGCAGCATCATCTCCATATGGTTTAGCAATACATCTCTTGAACTTACTTCTTAATGATTCAATTACATTTCTATTACCACCTGTTGCACATGTTGTGGATGAATTGTTTTCATTATTTTCATACCAGTATGCTAGAGTATCTTCTAGATTAGAAGTAGTTACAATTTTACCTACATTTACATATACAATATTCTCAGGAACAGTAGTTTGAACAGAATTTACTAAAGTAAATTGTTTACTAACGCAGATATCCAAACTGGAAGTTCCTCCATATCTTTGTAGATTTGTTACCCAAATTTGTACTTCTGAATCAGTAGCTACATAACCAACTTTATATTGACTTGCATCTCCTATGTGATTTACAACCTCAACTCCAATTTTTCCTCTTGTACTGGCAGTAATAGTAGTAAATATTTCTTCTGTAGAAGCAAAGTTAGTCAAACCGTAAATGTTGAATACTACTTTAGCTTCTCCAGTATCAGTGGAAGCTACAGTTGGTAAATTACCTATATGCCAAGATCTGAATCCATTTCCAATAGATGGCCTACTAAAAACAGAATGAGGACCAGTAGCATTTCCAATAGTAACTAATTGATAACCATCTAACAAATCAGCATCTAATCCACTACCTGCACCGTCATTATCAGCATGCCATACTTTATTTCCTTTATAGGTTATAGAACTATTTGATACTGTTAAAGATGAATTTAAATCAAATGGGCTATCACCCCATCCGACATATGATCGATAGTTTTCAGAACTAGGATTGCTTACATATCCTCCAATACCACCGATTCTAGTTGATCCATCATTTGTATAAAAGTGCATGCCAGGGGCATGACCAGAACCTATTGATTTTACAGGAATCTTAATAACATTATCTATGTTGGTTTTAAATTGAACACCTCCAGCAACATCCAATATTCTTTCTGGAGCAGTTGTACCTATACCAACTTTACCATCAGATGTTATCCTCATTCTTTCGACGTTATTTGCCGAAGTTCTAAAATAGATTTCGTTGCCATTTATATAAGTATTATATCCTTTGGCTGCAAGGTCGTAGCCTATATGAAGATTATTAGTATCACTAAATCCAAAGGAATCAAGGTTATTACCATTAGTATCTTTTACATAAATAGTATGGGAATTGTTCATATAGATGTGATCCACATTAGTCATATTACCACTAATATTTGCACTACCATCAAATGCTTGTCCCCATATAGTTCTAGCAGTAGCTAACTTAGTAGCAGTTGCAATATTATCAGAAGCAGTTAATGCAGCATCAAGCTTAGTCTTATCAGCAGCAGACATTACACCCGCAGTAGTAGTAGTGGCTTTGTTAATTACTACTGTATCAGTACTTGCAGAACCATTCACTGGATTCTTTTTAGATAAAGTAATAGTAGCTGCATTAGCATCTGTAACAGCACCAGTACCACCAGTAACATAATTAGTTAAGTTTGTTACTTTAGTTTTATCTGCATTCGTATAATCATTTGTTGAAAGACCTTTATCTTCTTCTTTCTGTACAAATCGTGCATCTGCTTGTGCTTGGCTATAACCATCAAATGTAAAATCATAGTTTTCACTAGGATCCAACCACATGATCTCTTCCTCAGTAGGTTCAGTATCTGAGATCTTAATATCCTCTGGTATAGTTACATTCTTATCTACAGCATTCAGAAGTACCCTTTTGGTAATGGTTTCAATCTTATTGACTTGTGCACCTGCTTCAATACCTTGTAACTTTGCAAAGTCTTCTTTAGACATCAAACCATTAGCTGTCAATGATGCTAATTCAGCAGTACCTCCTAATGTATCCCAACCCTCACTTGTCCATGCATAGTTAGTATCATTTTTACGAACATTCCATACATCACCAATAATATTACCTTCAGTAGGTAAATCTTCAATCGTATCTACAGATCCTTTGAAAATATATACAGAAGTAAATTTACTGTCTACTTGGGATTTATTATAGTAATTGTTAGCAAGGTCATCTGCTACTACCTTTATGTTAGCATCAGTTTGATCCTTAGTATAATACCTAGTATCATGAGTATGAGTAGTTACTTCACCTACTAACACAGCTTCAATAGCTGCTTTACTAAGTTCAGCATCTTTACCGGGTTCTCCTTGAGGCCCTTGAAATCTACCCATATTAACCCATTCAGTACCATTCCAAAAGTATAAGTCTGTACCAACAATATAAGAATCACTAAGTTGTGGATCTACTATAGTATCTAAATCTTCTGGACTATCAAGACTACCTTTTAAGATAATACCTGAGGATGGCCAACCTGTGTTTACATATACATCATTAACTTCATCCCAAAGATACCAATAACCATCTTCTCCTACTTTGGGAGGATTGTCTGCATATTCTTTAGCTCTGTTTGCTTGAGTATTAGCATTATTAGCAGCAGTAGTTGCATTTGTAGTAGCCTGTTGTGCGGCTGTTTTAGCCTCATTTACGGCAGTTATAGCGTCAGCTGTATTCTTTTCCCTTGCAGCCTCTTGAGTCTCTCTAATCGCCTCATTTGCCTGTCTAGTGGCTTCATTTGATTCCCTTTCCTGTTCTGCTGTATCACGAGTAGTTTCAGCTGCTATTCTAGCATCTTCGTTATCTACACGTTCTGTTTCAGCTGCAACTCTTCCTTCTTCAGAACTGATTCTTTTTGTTTCTTCCTCAATCCTTTTCTGCTCATTTGTGTTACGTTCAGCTTCAGCAGAAGCTCTTAATGTCTCTGCACTAGCTCTAGAACTTTCAGCAGATACACGATTAGCTTCATTAGTCTTACGAATCTCCTCCTCAGACTTTCTAGAGTTCTCTGCAGCAATACGCTCATTCTCAGCAGTTACCCTTTTAGTCTCTTCTGCTTTCCTACTATCTTCATTGGAGATACGTGTATTTTCATTGCTTACTCTGGTATTCTCAGCATTAACTCTACCTTGTTCTGCAGTAACACGTAATGCTTCTGCTTCCTTAACAGCTTGTTCAGTAGCTTCTACTTGTGCTTTAGCTTCTAATGCTTCTGCTGCTGCATCTAATGCAGGTTGTTTTAATGATTGAACCCACTCTGCTTCAGTACCTACAAAACCATGTTTTACTGCAACTTCATACGCTGACCAACCTTGAATACCTTGCATACCAGATAAGTCAACAATAAACTTCCAGCCTTCTTGAGTCTTTAAGTAAACTTTAGCATCATCAGGATCTTCTACATCATTAGTATTAATAAGTACATACTCACCTAACTTTACATCTGCAGTACCCCAATCAGCTTCCATTGCTTCAACTGAAGGATATTCCTTCTTGTAAGTGAAAGCATCACCAATAGCAGCTATACCAGTATTAACATATTGTTTAGTATCGTAGTCATAAATCCACCAATCATTATCTACGATCTTTGGTGGATTACTAGCAATTTCTTCAGCTTTATCAGTAGCAGCGATAGCATCATCAACTATACCCTCAATTTCTTCTACAGCTTGATTGGCTTTATCTGCAGCTTCATTTGCTTTATTAGCTGCATCTAGTGCTGCAACTGCTGCATCTTCAGATGCTTTACTTAGGCTATCAATCCAATCTTGTTCACTACCTTCGAAACCTAATTTAACTGCAATATCATAAGCACTAAGACCACGAGCTTCTATACCTGTATCTACATATACTTTGTTGATAGGATCATAAGTAAACCAATGATCATTCTCACCTATATATGGAGTCTCTGCAGTAGCTTTTACTCCAGTATCTCTATTGTCTACCCACCAGTTGCCATTAGAACCAATAAATGGTGGTACATAGTCATCTTTACTTACATCAAAGAGTACAATCCATTTTTCTATATCGTGATTGTAAACTTTAATTATTCTACCTTTTGAATCTGCTCCCAAGTCAACCCAGTACCCAACCTGATCTGGATTGGGTACGGTTATACTTGCAAACCACTCATAATATACATTATTCTTAACCATTGTAATAGTTATTATTTAGTTCTTTTGCGTTAGCATATTGCCACGGTCCTATTTTTGTAAACCCTTTTTCTGCTTGTATTTGTGAGTAGATGTTCTCAATTTTTTCATACATCGACATACCCTCATCATTCAACCTATTAGTTGCATTTAAAACCATTATTTTATCTGCAAGATAAATTATTTCATTTTCAGTAAATTCATAGTTTTGGGTAGTTTCTAGATCCAAGACACCACTAAACTGTGTATACACATTACCATCTACGCCAGTATATTGGCTAATCCCTTCAAGCTCCTCTTCTGTAAAGTCAACTTTTTGTTTAATAGACTCTTTTGTTTGTAAATTAACATAAGAATCATATTTCCAAAGTAAGTTGTATATTATAATTGCTCTTTCCTTTAAATTAAGTTCCATATTATCCTTCTATATATAAATATCCACCATTACTCACCCTAACATTAAAACTAGTATCACTAGACTCCAAACCGTAATTTTTTAGTTGAGTTAAAGTAGGTAACTGAACAAAATTGACAATAGTTCTTTCCATATTGTTTTGATCTCCGAAGTATCTACTTTCTACAGAAAAACCAGATCCCCATCCTGAATTAGTATAATGTTGACAATTTAACCAACGTTGTGGGGTATTACTATATCTAGCAGATCCATTATATAATATGAGAGTAAAGCCATTTGTAGCACCTTCTCTACTATTCAAAGTATTCAATACTACTGCAGGACATGTTTGCCCAGTAGTTGCTGGAATTGCTGATAAACCAAAACCAACAGCAGCAGAAGGAATTCCATAACTACCATACATAGTCATAGTAGGGGATAATGTGAACTTGTTTCCATAACTGTCTGAATTAGAACCTGTCATTCTACCTCCCGAAATATCAAATCCTCCTACAGTACCACCTACTGCATTTAGCTTTGATGTGTAACATTGACCGCTAGTATCTACTCTAAACGGTGCAGATCCAGGTGAAGATGCTGCATTAGATCCTATTGCTAAATGAATTTTACTTGTAACGGCAGCAGTTGTTCTACCATCTAATCGCATTGTACCAGATTGAGATTGAATATTAGTATTATAAAAATCCCATCCTGCAATAGTTGCTTTATCTGCGAATAATAAATCTGTAGCTACATTATCAAAAGAATTAAATTTAACCCAGTAGTAATTGCCACCATCTGTACCTGCATTACTACTTGGAGTTTTTCCACTAAACGCACCAGCACCTTTCTTAGATCTATTCACTGCATAAAACGAACCACTATACTTTACTATATCTCTTACGTTTCCTTGAGAGTTTGTTGTCCAAGAATAACTAGTAGAAGAAGAGTATTCACCACGATAACTTAAACCAGGACCATAATCTCCAGTACTTCCGGTTGCACCTGTAGTACATACTGCATTTGTATATGAATAATCTCCATCATCAAACACTATGTATAATCTAGTCCATATCCAATATCCATCCTCTGCACTTGGTGCAGTTGAACTCCAACTTCCACCTGACAAGGAAGTTGGTGAAGTAGATTTATAATATTGCATAGTAACACTTCTCACACCTCTACCATCTGAACCATTTTCTCCATTCAACGGAGAAAAAATCACAGGTTGTGTCCATCTATACCCTGATTTATCAGGTAATAAATCTATCTTATTTGTATTTGGATTAAGATAACCTGTACTTGTCCAAGTAAGAGTAGTAGTACTATTAGTAGGATCTGGATACCAAGCAAAAGATCCAGATGTACCACCACTGGAAGAAATCATTTCTGTAAAAGTAGGACGTGTTGGAGTACTATTGGTATTACAATATATTTGTATAGAAGAATTACCAATATCCCCATCTTTACCAGTAACGTTTTTTACTAAAGATAACACTACTGTATCTACAGTTTTTCCTTCATGTACAAAATCTATTTGCCATTGTACAGTAACGTAATTCTCTGGAATACTGGAGCTATTAACAGTAATTTGTTTCTTTTCCTGATTTATACTTAATGTACCTACCCCACTTAGTTGAGAAGAAGTTAAAGTATATTCAGTATTAGCAAATTTTGTACCACCCCTTCTTAAATTAGCATAAGTAGTAGCTTGAGACCAATCGCTAACAACACCTTCGTAGTTTGCAGGAACAGTCATACTTTCATTGTCTAACGCTCCTCTGTATGCACTTTCTCCATCTCGAACATTATTTATTGTAATTATATCTTCAAAGGACATTCCACTGACACTAGTTACAACACATCTAAACGTAATCTCATCTTCACCAGTTTGAAAATAGATTCCATTATAAACTACAACTAATTCAGATTTTGTTTCTCCTTCTAACAAGGTCCATTCAGAAGTACCAGATACTTTCCAATACCATTTATATGAAGCTACATCCATTAATGTAGTATCCATTTTTAATGTTATTGATTGTGGCGTTGGTATTTTTGCATATTCTGCATAGTGAAAAAATTGTTCTCCAGTTAAATATGTTCTAACGGCATCCTCTCCATTAAAACCATCTTCTCCATTTTTACTTTGGTTAATATACCAATCTTTAGTTACTGTTACACCTTCGTCTACTTCAATTGTAAGAGTTATTCTTGCACTAGTAGAAGTTAATGTTTTCAAAGATACTCTATTATCTTTAACTTCACATGTACCAGAACCCTCAGTAAACTTGGCAGTCATAGAAATAATTGGTATCTGAGTAATTCCATGATATGCAAATACATCAGTATATATTGTAGATGGGTCTATTAGTATAGTACCAGAACTATCAAATGGGACAGATGCAGAATAATTTGTTAAATCTATATAATATGCATCCAGACCTTCAGCACCATTTGCTAATTTAGCAACCTGTATTTCGTCATAATATGTCGCTTGAGTATCACTATCGGTCACTGTACATCTAAAAATAGCAGTTCTATCAGCAACCATATCAGGTGTAACTATTAGGGAATTGCCATAGCCAACGATTTCACTATTATTCGTTACATTTGTCCACTGATATGATGGTTGCACAATTCCATATACATTTGCATTTAATCCTAAATTATTTGGGGTAGGAGTACCAGAAAAATCTGGGGAATCATATAAAAACATTCTATTTCCAACAATTTCTACCCATTTTGCAACATCATCACCAGCTTGCCCATTTTCTCCTTTTGCAATATAAATTGTCCAGTAAGGGCTTCCTTCTTTCGGTTCTTTGCCAATATTATCCTGAGTGGCTATCCAAGTACTACCATTATATGTTACACAGTCATAATAATAATATTGTTTATCCACTGACCACGTACCTCTATAAATAGGGATACCAGTTTCAGTTCCATCTTTAGATACTACTGTGATTGTACCAACAAATTTACTATCTTTTCCAATTACTGTTTTATCTTTGCCTTCCAAAGTAAAATCATTGATTCCTGAGTAAAAGGCAATCCTTGGAGCATTTGACCCTTTTGCAGAAATGAAAATAGCATTACGTCTATCTTCCATTTGCTTGTCATATTCAGCATCTCCTTCTACTCTATGACCTAATAATAATATTTCATCATCCGCAGAAGGCGTACTACTACCAGGCTCACACACATCCTTAGATAGTAATATATAATCACTACCTACTTCTGTTACAGCTCTCCAATATCTTTTTACATTATGTCCATCAAATTTTTGACATATTGCTTGGTCGTTTACAATAAATTCATTATACTTGGTGCCATCTTCTGTATCAAAGTAACATTTGTATCCATTATCTTTTTCCTCTACTTTAATACATTTCATATCACCTAATGTAACTAAAATATCTCCACCTACTGCTTTTATTTCATTTACAGTTAATTCATTAACTGTCATATTACCTCTAACAAATAGGTTATCTAATTCTAGATTCCATTTAGAATTTGATGGATACAAACTAGCTCCAACTCCATCCCAACCAGAACGGAATGTTTGCCCTCCCTGTATACCTGTAGTATATATTATTCTTCCAGGTACAGTATCCCCACTTTTAAATACGTAGTCTTGTTTTACTTTACCGGCAGTATAAATATAGCTATCAGTAGGTGTAGTACTTTCACCCATTTTGATTACAGGTAAAGAACCAGATCCATCTGCAACTGCTTCTACTTGATTTTCAAGTTTAGATAATGCTTGATTTAATGTATCAGTACTTACTAAGGGATCAGCACTTATTCCTTTATAATATCCTTGTAAAGAAGTAATAGTACTAGAAGGTTGTGTATGATAACCTGGTACATCACCACTACCACCCCCATTTGCAATAAGTTCAGATAATGCTGTAATAGTATTTTCAGCTACTGTGAGTCTATTGAGAGCATCCTGTAATTGTTGTAATGTAGATCTATTGTCAATATCATCTATCCACTCTTGCATAGTACCACCAATCTCTGACATATCGGTGTCATGCTTAGTATCTAAAGTAATGATCTTATTATTCAATACATCATAGTAACTAGTGATAGTACTATTAAGATTAGTAGTTACACTAGTATCTCCTTCTACTATCTTATTACTAAGATCTTTATAGTTATCATTTACTTTAGTATCTAGTATCTCAACATCTTCTTCTACAGCATCTACTCTCTCATTAGTGGCAAATGTACCTGATAGTGATGTAGTAAAACTTCCACTAGTAATATTCTTATTACTACCATCTTGTACAAGGGTAATGAGGTCTTGCTCTTGCAGTTTAGTTGTTAGTTCAAATTGTGATATCTTTTTATTCATATTACTCTTGAATTATGTGTTCTTCTACTTCGGTCAAAATACAATCTGGAGCAATGTTCTTTTCTGGATAGAAATTCATCTGTTTCTTAAGACAGTTTATATATCTATTGACTTTTTTTAAAGCCTTAGTTTTTTGTTCCTCAGTAAGCTTAGTATCAGCACTTATTTGTTTCACAAGATCTCCAAAATGAGATATTAGTACTACATTTTCAATAGATGTTCTGTCTAATTTAACATTGTACTTAGTAGAATCATTTACTAGTTTACCTACTTTATTTACATAATTGACAGTATCCATCTTTACAGTTTTTACAATCGTTAATAGTACAATTACATGTTCTCATATCAAGTAAATTCAGCATTTCATTGTAATACTGTTCTGCATCATCTGTAAGATTCAGAGCAATAGCATTATCATATAATGTTTTCTTGAGTAAGAACATCATTATTTTATCTTTCATTTTATTGTCTAAGCAATTGTGACAGTATGTGGTTAGTAACTTCACTTCTGCATAGTATAATGATTCATTTGCTTCCATATCAATCGTATATAAAATAAAAGGGGAAAGGGATATTACTCCCAATCCCCTTTTTGGTTTTGTAATGTGTTTTTATTAAGCCTCAGCAATGAAAGCTTCCAAGGCTGTCATAAATGCAGATTTATCTAGTTCACCAGCATTTACATACAACTCACAAGCTAACGGAGTAGTCTTAATATATTGGTTGTCATCACTAAGATACTTGTTATCCCATTCAATGGTTAAAGTATCATATGTAGCATCCAAATCGCTCTTAAACTCTGGAGCAACGTACGGATAGATACCATTTGCACGATGAGTAATACCTCTGTAGCCTAAAGCTGCATTTTCACGATCACGTACAATCTTAGGATTACCTTTGCCCGGAGTACCTTGAGTCTTGGCAATTGTCAAGTTAGAGATAGGATACATGGCATTGCTCAAAATACCAGAAGGAATAGTTGTCCACATAAATGCCTCTACAGAAACCTGAGAATAGTTTGAATCCAACATGATGCCTTCATTGTATGGCATTTCTTTTGCATTCAATGTAAGAACAGCAGCATCACTAGTTGCTACTACTCTGGCTTCTTTGTGTTTGTTGATTTTGTTTTTGAAAGCTGTAATCAAATCAGTTGCATTGGTACTCTTTGCAATTACTTCATAAGTATGAGTAAATTGCCCAGGTGCCTCATAGATGTCATTGTATACTAAACGTAATACATAACGATGACCAACTTCCGGAGTAACATTAGTAGCTGTGATTACAATTTCATCTTCAGCTGCAGCTACATATTCACTAAATACCATGTGAGGTTTAGAACCTTTCATGATAGGCATTGAGAAGCGAATAACTGACTTAGTTGACTTTGTACCTGCTTCATTGTAAACATCTTCTTTGCCTTCGCAAACACCAATATACAATGAACTAGCAGCTTTAGCACCAGCTGCATCTTTTACAATTGCTCTATTTTGATCAAATAATGCGATCTGACCTTCTGTCAATGCATCTGCTGTCGTATAAGATGCAGGTGCTTCAGTACCAATAAGTACTGTGTTCACATGATTAAGCATAATTTTAATTATTTATTATTGCCTGACAAAATTTTTTTAATTCTGATAAAGAAAGTTCACCTTTCATCATATTTGCAGCAAAACATACAAACTGAACATTTCCGACTTCATAACCTTTATTTGGGTCAATTTTATCGATGCTCAAACTATAAGGATTGCGTTTACCGTTTGATTGTTGATAACTCATAGGAAAATTAGTTAAAGCGCATTTGCCTTCTTGTTTATTCCACAATTGTTTCAAATACTCTAAAGTAATATCTATATATAGATTTTTCTTTTTTGCTCTAACTTGTGCATCATGTAATCTTATTTTTAATAATTTATCTAATGCTTCGCTTTCCTTTACTTGCCTTCTGTTTTTTCCGTATATATCTTTGAAACACTTTTTACAAGTACAATTTAGACAATTTCTATATTTGTTTCTCGAACACTTAGAAAATTCAGAGGCAGTTTTGTATTTTTTACAAACAGAGCAAATATAAGTTTCAGACATAATTTTATCAAGCTTAGTTAAACTTATTTTTGGATATCCTTAGTTTAACGCTTCGTTTAATCTTTCTACTTTCATGTTTCAGATTTCCTCGTCAGATTAAACTAAGAAAATTTTTCGTATAATCATTCCATTGTACTAACTTCGTTCATATACGATTGATATCTTGGATTAGCCTTATTTTCCAAATACAACTCTACCGCTAACTTAACTATCTCATTGTGAGTTGCAACTGGCATATCTGTGTACTCATCAAATGGTGCATCAGTAAGGCTAATCTTTTTAGGAGTTCTCAAGTAAGTGAGAATATAATTTCTTATATTGTAATTTCCGTCTGTATATAAATGAATTTCATTTCCTTCATATAATCTTAATGGTCTGGCGGATCTACCATGTAATCTATATTCTGACAAAGTATTTTGTCTTTGTCTGTCTATGTTTTCTACTGTGGCTTCTAACACATCTGTGTTTTTAGTTCTTGGTTGACCACTTGGGCCCACAGGCCAACAATGATCGTAACTAAATATTACAGCTGTCTCTCCTACAGTAAACATATAATCATCTGGCAGAGTAACTGTATACTCTTCTGGATATGTAGTAAATTGATAAGATTTTCTAGTAACTAATGTACGAAGATCATCAATTCTTTTTTGGTCTTGTTCAAATCCAGTTTGCTTGAAATTAATACCAGAATATCTAGTTTTGATAAATTTATCTAATCCAGCCATTAACCAATACTCAATATCTGAAGTAGTAGGTTTTGTTAGATTGTCATCTAATTGATCTATTTCTAATTCAAATGCTGTTTGTAATTCAATATACTTCATTATTGTTGATTATTTGGTTGTTTTACTTGTAATCTATATTTACCTTCAGTAATAAACATATTAACTGCTAAATCTACAATTTCACTATGAATTGATTCTGGTAATTCACATTTACTAACTCCATCAGTAGTATTAAACCTTAATGGTTTTCTATAGTAAGTCAATGTAACATTACCTAATGTAGTATATGCATCTACTGCTACTTCTATATAATTATATTTAGTAGTAGGATCTGATACTAATGCAACAGCAGGTTGTCTAATAATAGGAGTATTGTATGCAGTTTTAATAAACTTACCAAGATCTCTATACTTAACCAGTTGATTATCTACTCTAACAAAATCTTTATATTGTTTATAAGTACCTTTTACTTTACTAAAGGAGTGTACATATAAGAAATATTCTTCAGTAGACATGTATGGTAATCTATATCTTGTGAAACCATTAAGAGTAGTACCTGTTGCAGTTAACTCTTTTTCTACTAATAAACTCTTAATAGAATCTGTATTTCTAGTATGTATATTGGTTTCAGTTTCCATTTGGTCGTCACCAACATAGTTCATCATTACATACCTATCTTGAGCTTCATTTAGTATTGAAAATATAAGATCAGAGTTAGGTTTCTCATCTATAATAAGATCTGGGCTAATAAGTTGAATTCGTCTTTCGAATTCCATTTGCATTTCCTTACTACTCATATTACTCTGATAATTGTGCTACGTACTGTGGATGTGTTTGAGTTCTTGGAGATTCAATATTCTCAATTGCCATGTCAGCAGCTAATTTAACTACTTCATATTGCATATACTCTGGAATTTCATCTAGAGTAGACGTAATATCTTGATTATTAATCTTTCTTGGGTATGCTAGATAAGTAATATCTATAGTATAGGGACCTACCATGAGATCCCTATCTATAAATACTATTAACTTATTATCCTCTAGTATTGCTACAGGTTCTTCAATCCAAGGTTTATTATTATAAGTTTCTAAGAATCTAGTAGCTTGTTCGTGACTAATAAGTTTTACTGTAGCTATTTTATTACTACCAAAATGTAAAATTCCTTCTAAGAAGTACATACGCTTATCTTGAGTATCATCACCATAAGTAATACTAGATTTGAAATTATTCATAGTAAGTCTATTACTTATAGATTCACTTAGTAAAGACAATCCCTTATCAGTTTTTACTAAACCTTCTAAGTCTGCTACTCTTTTTACATTACCTTCAAATGGTATTCTAAGAGTATTGTTACCAGTAGCTTTAGTAGCTATCTTACTTAGATACGCTGTGTATAACCAATAATCAATTTCCTCAGGTAAGAAAGATGGACAACCAGATATACCAATATTAACGGCATTTTTATCTGCTTCAATCTTAAATGCTATATGTGCTTCTAATACTGTCATGTTTACTTTTACTTAGATTCAATTTCTTGAAGTATAGTCATTTTGATATCCTGATTCTTTTTATCATTCAATGAAGCAATTGCATCTTCTAAACTTCTACCAATGATATCAGTACCATAGTAATAGATGTTTTTAGATTTACGAATTACATTCTTTGAAATAGCTGCTTCAATAATGTATTGAGTATCTCTTACTTTGTTGTTTACCCAAATCAAGAAGAACTTATCAGGATTGTTTTCAATGAGATCAAATAAACTACTTTCAACTAGCTCATTACTGATATTATCAGTCTTGTGACCATATAAGCGTAAACATTTGCGCATTTCCTCAATTGACATCTTATTAAATTCAGAGAATGCCTCACGTTTAGCTTTATTTCTTTTGTTAGCTTCTTCAGCTTCAATTTCTTTATTTACAAGAACATAATCATGAGTAGGCTTAAGATTATTGATTCCATTTGCTACTCTTTTGTGTCCTTTTAAAAATAAATATGCAAGTTCATCTTCAGGCCTTTCTGTATGTAAAACTTTATCTCTTGCGCCTAAACCGATTGCATATGTTTTCCAGAATCCACTTTGTGGAGATAAATGTCCTTCTTCATATCCCATTTCTTTCTCCAAACGTCTAGCATCTTCTGGAGTTAAACCGGTATATCTATTACCGGATCTTGTCCAGTAAGTACTGATATAATCTTTACAATTCTTATACTTAGCTATTCCAGCCCATGGATTTGTACGGGCGAATTTTAATATAATATCCATAGTATTTTGTTGTTACACTGCATCTTTGAATCTAAATACATAATCATAACTTATTTTATTTCCTCTTATGGATTTTCTAATAGTTGTAGAATGAATTTTAGTTTCTGCTGCAGCTTCTTTTAAACTGTTAAATTCTTTAATTACATTCAAATCTTTATCAAACATTAATACTTTTTTTGTACGTCTGGCGTTACTTTCGGCAACCGCTTTTCTGTGTTCATCAGAATAATTTAATTTGTGTGTTTCTGACATTCTTTTCTTTGCTTCATCAGAAGCTTTTCTACCTAAAGCTTTTTGTCTTAATTTTTCTTTGGTTTCCTCAGAGTGTTTTCTACCAAAAGTTCCATCACCTCCATCGGTTAAATTATAACCTATTTTTCTATCTCTGCTGTTAAAGAATTTTATGTAATACTTTTCTTTTTCTTTTAACTCCTCGGCATTTTCTGCAAAGTCGATGACTTCTAATGTGAAATTATCTTCTCCATATTTTGCCATGGATTTATGAATAGGAGCAGGTTCTCCGATGCGAGCTTCATACCAATGATGTCTGTATCTAGCACCGGAGCCCTGATTTGTTATTCCTATATAAATTTTATTAGTTATTTTGTTGGTTATCTTATATACTTCGTATGTTCGCATAATAGTAAATTTTTAAAACTCACTATTATAAACGTCAACTTCCATAATAAGTTCCAATTATTTTGAACTAATCTTCGACCTCCATCAACAATTCTCCACATGCCCTGGGGTCACGAAGCATAATACCCATCTCACCTAAGAAGTGAACAGAGTAACCGTCCTTTGCATTAGATCTTACTGTGGATTTATTCTTAGAGTAACCAGTTCCCGGAGCTACAGAACCTGAAGTATTCCAGATAACCATCTCACGGTCCTTACGAACAACCTTAACGATATTAGCTTGACCATCACGTCTACCAAGATCCAAGAATGTCATTCTATAAGATTCCAGTGGTTTACCAGATACCGGATGTAACAAACGATTATAAGTAGTATCATCATACAACGGGAAATGTTTCAATGTCAACTCGATGCCATTTGTCATCTTGTATGTTACAAACTGACCACCTAAAACCAAAGCCTGACCAGAACCACTGATAAACTTCGTATCAATCAAGTTCATTGTAGCTGCTTTTTGTTTCAATACACGGTCAAATTCTCTCATACCCATTTCACCAGTCAAAGCAACAAACTTACGTTCGTTAGTACCTAAGATATTGTAAGACAAGTCAAACAAGAAGTCTTCCAACAACTCCGGAGTCAATTCAGTATAGTAACGTCTGTTAGACGGAGCAATCTGTTGCAACAAACCTGCAGGAATATAAACCGGACGGCCATTCGTACCTAACAATGAAGTAGAACCGTCTTTATTTACATTAGACTTAGAGTAAACCATCATTCTCTCACATCTCTTAGACCACTCACGCATTGCCTTCCATTCCTGATAATCAGACCACAAGTAAGAAGTCTTACCAGTTTTAGGATCTTTTAAAGCAATCCAAAGTACTGTAGAATAAGCTGTACCTGTAATATCATAATCCAAGCGAGTTGTAAACAAGAAGTTTCTCATCTTGAAATGAGTATTATAATTCAGGATATCACCCTCTTCACTATACTCTTCGTAAGCAGAAGCTAAACGAGATACTTGACGACCAGCTAACAAATATTCACCAGGAATATAAGAGTTAGATTGACCATCTGCAATGAAACAAGTATAAACCCATTCATTACCATCTTGATAAGGAGCACCAGAAACACGTACTTGATACTCTCTATTATCAAATTCCAAAATTGCACCAGGACCAAACCATTTGTCCTCTAACCACAACATGATAGGTGTGTTACCCAAACCTGCCATAACTGTGCTAGCATTTGTAGCAGTGATTTCTGTTCCCTGCCATTTTGCAGAGCGAATTGTCACAGCTCTATCGCTATCAATCATTACAGACCATTCGTAGTCTCTTTGGTCAATTGTCATTACATTGCCAAGACCACCAGTAATCGCATCCAAAGAAGTGCTATAACCATCATCTTTAGAACCGAATACATAAGAAATAACACGGGTTACTTCATACGGTCTAGTAAGCATTGCATTTGAAATCATATTCTCATCAACAAGATCTGAGAACCATTTACCTCTACCGATCTGTAAATTATTTAAAATTCCGTTATCCATATAAATGTTAGTAATTTATTTTTAATTAAAGTAGTTGTACTGCACGACTAAAAATAGAGTTAGATGAACTTGTATTAATTCTCTTAGTACCTTTACTAACGCCTGTTGATCTGAGACTATTTTTCAGATTTTTAATAGCAGAGCTAGTACCCTGTTTTTTGGCAGCATCTAACAAAGTGTCACCTCGCATTGTAAAATAAGCTGACTCTATTAAATTCTTTACGCTCTTGGAATAGTCTTTTTGGTACTGGGTCTTTCCACTAGCGTCGGCTTTAAATATATAAGCCAATAATTCTTTCTTGTCCTTAGCTGGTATTTTGATACCACGTATATTGTCCAAGGACTTTATTTCACCGACAACGTCATCAAAAAACTTTTGTTGGCGCTGCACCATTTCCTCCTTTTTGATTCTTTGTTGCTCTAATAGCTCTTCTTTCTCTTTTGCAACAATCTCTTGAAGTTCCTCAACCGCATCTCTAGCCTCATCTTCTAATACTCCAGCATCTTCAAATCTTTCGATTTTCTTAGCAATTTGTTTGTCACTGTAACCTTTTCTAGCTAGTAACTCTCTCAATACTATCTTTTGCTCATTTTCATTTTCAATATCAACATTGTCAACATCAATGTCCGGAGTAATAGAGAAATAATCTTCTAACTTACCCCCATTACGAACAAATTCATCTAATTTTGCAACATCTTCGCTTGCATATTCTGGAGTAGATTGTTCTTCGATTACTTCTTTAAAATACTTAACCAATTCTTCTACAGTCTTTGGTTTTTCTTCTTCCTCTTCTTCATCAAAATCCCATTCTAATTCTTCAGCAATTGCATCAAATAAAGCAGATACTTGTTTAGATTCAACTTCATCTTCTTCAGTCTCTTCTTCAATTTCTTCTTCGGTTTCCTCTTCTTCAGTCTCTTCTTTATCCTTTTTCTTAGAGGCTTTCTTAGATTTCTTAGGTTCTTCTACTTCTTCCTCTTCAACTTCATCGATTTCCTCTTCCTCTACTTCTTCCTCTTCTTCTATTTCTTCTGTCTTTTTATTTTTAGATCCAGGAGTAGCAGGTCTAGCTTTAGCAGACTCTTGTTTCAGTCTCTCTAATTCTTCATCATCAATATCATCATCTTGATGAATGTTGTTGCCAACTTGTTCAGTAAACATATCAGTTATAGCTGTAAATCCAAATAGTGTATCGTTACTATTGTTTTCCATAATTAATTATAATTAGATTGTAATTGTTATTTTTTCTTTCTGCCTTTATGATTCCATTTTGCGGCGTTCTGTGCGAAGATTGCCCTCTTCCTAGTCAATGGGTTTTTACTATGCGTTAACTCTTCTGTACTTTTACCTGTTCTTTTCTTAAGTGCGTTAAACTTCCCACGATTCTTTTTCTTGATGTGTATACCTCCGTCTTTATAAGAAGGAATTGGGTATACTGGGTATAAATTTTCCATATTGATTATTCTTTATTTAGTTCATGACCTACAAATCCAGCACCACCTAATGGCATTAAAATTTCCATAGGAATTAGTTTGTTCAATCTATCAATATACTCGTTTTTATTTCTATATAAATCATATTGATTCTTAACCATTTTATTTGATGTCGGATTTCTCATATATTCCAAAATCATATTTTCGTCTACAGGAGTACTCCAGTTTGTAATTTTACCAGAATCTTTTAATGATCTCTTTAGAGTTAACATATGACTTTTAGCTTCTGTAGGATTTAATAAGTATGATCTACTTCCAGCAGCATCAAATAATCCCATTTTTCTTAACTCCGCAGAACTATATGTATTGTTAGAATTTGCTAAATAATTTAGATAAGTGTTTGTAATATATTCTTTACCACTATCAAAATCCTGAATCTTTCTAGATCCTGCTAAACCATCTGCCACATGTCCTAACTCATGATTAGCAGTTCCAGGCATATAAATATTATTATCTAATATTATATTATAATCATTTATATCTGTAGGTAATACGTTATCTTTAATATTTTTTATATTTATTTGCCCATAACCGTCTTTGTCCGTATTACCCCATTTAACATAACTACCTCTTTTAGTCATGTCTTTATATGCAATATTAGAATAAGCTCGTTTGTAGTTAGTTCCATATGTTTTGTCTACATTTTCTACTAATTCACGAGTTCTTTCATCTGGAAAAATTGCTTGTTCTATTGTCCTAGAAATTTCTTGTTGGTACTTCTTAGAATTTCTATCCTTTCTTAATACTTCAGAAAATTCAGAATCATAATCTTCTTCCGTTTTCTTTTTAGTTTTCTTTTTGGTTTGAGTAGGAGCAAAACTGTGGACACTAGCTCCATCAATTTCAGTACCCTCAACTATTCTTCCTACTTTGGACTTTAGTTTTTTAATGCCTTTTCCAACTCCCCAAGGTATTAGATTTAATGCAGCATCAATAGCAGCTCCAGCATAATCTCCCTTACCTAAATCTTCAATGAAATTAACTGCATCTTTAATGTATCCAGCTGGAGTAATGTAAGCTTCTGGTTGAACTGTATTAACTGCACCTGATATTTTCCTTTGTCTTTCAAAGTATTCAGGAGTACCGGTTCTATATTCTGGTGGTAAATCTGCTTTGTTTATAGTTTTACCCTTACCATCTTCATACGCAGGAATGGAATCAAATTGTTGCTTGATATCAAGATACGTAGCATCAGGGTTATTCACCCTGACACTATCGTATATTTGTTTTCTCTCTTTAAGAGATAAATCTTTCCATTTCATACTAGTAATATTTACTTACCTGTCTTACCTGGTTTACCTTTTCCGCCCTTTTTAGAGCCTCCTTTACATGCCATAATTAGTCCTCCTATTTTTTAGATTTAGATTCACCAACTACTTTATTTTTTAAAGCAGTCTTTGCTTTTAATTGTTCTCTCTTATAAGCTGCATCATCTTTCATCTTCTGCAATCTTTTAGCTTCTTGTAATTTTCTATTCTCAAGAGCTATTTTCTCTTTCTCGATGGTGGCCTTTAATTTGTCAGCTTTTTCTTGTGCAGCAATTTTACGCTTTTCAAGTTCTTTCTTATTTTCTTCAGCTCTAGCCTTGTTTGCTAAATCCATTTGTTTGCTCATAGCATCAGACACAGCTTTTTGTCTAGCTATTTCTTGATTACCAATCTCAATAGGATCAGGTATGCCATTCATATCTTGATCCATATTTTCAGATCCTCTGTATGCATTTAATTGAGCTACAGTAATCTTAGTAGCATTGTCTTGATCAATCTTATATTTAGTAAGATCAAGTTCAGCTTCTTTAAGCATAAGCTCTTCTTCCTTAACTTGATTTTGCATTTCAATAAGCTGCTGCTGTTGTTGATTTTCTTGCTCTTGCATTGCTTGTTGTTGCTCCAATCTGTTGTTTTCTATATCTTGTAATTTGGATTTAATTACACTCAGATTGTCACTAGTAAATATTTCAGCAGCATCTAACAATGATGCACCATTCTGCATAGCTGGTTGTACAAGACTCTTAAGTTGTTCAATGGCTTGACTTTCTTTGGTACTGTCAGTTACAAAAATATCAAAGTCTTCATATGACCAATTGTCATCCATTTGCAAGAATGTTCTAGTACCCTCATCAAATATATAATTTAAATACTTTTTATCATCCTTCCATGCAAACTTGGCACTATCTAATAACATTGATAATACATGTGTTTTAATTTGATTATGTAACCAAAACCATGGCTCAGTAATATGAGCAGATTGAACTACAGATCTTTCTACATTACCCACTAGCTCATTACTAGAAATAGATCCTTGTCTTTGCTTTGTTACTCCGGACAATTCAGATACCATTTCTTCAATCTTCGCAAGTAATTGAATGTACGTATTAATAGTATTAGACATACTTGCATCAATAGAAGTCCATTGATTGTATGGTGATGGTTTACCACCCTCTCTACCAGGAATGTCCCAACCTTCTTCGTACGGATTGACAAATGCTACACCAAGTGCCCCTAAGTAATGCATCCACTTGTCAACATCTATACCCATACTTTTTGGTATTTGAGTAACATCTATTACAGGTATTTTTCCTTTATCTCTAGCTATTGCCATTTCAAGACGATACCAGAGTATGATATACATGTATTGTAATGGTTTCATGATAGCAACTAATGATTTAGCTTTAGTATTTGTATTACTATAAGCTGCACCAGTGTATGGTAATTTAGCACTATTTAAATTGTCTCCTCTACGGAATTGGTACTCTAATGGTTGCATACCAAAGTAAAGATCATCACCTGCTCTATATCCTTCCCATGCTTCAATGATCCATTTCCATTCAACATTGATTTCTTCACCAGTAGGTTTATAGTATTCATCTACTTGTATTTCATCTGGCATACCTGTTTCAGGATCTATTATTGTAACAAAGCCTATCTTTTTGAGTGATTTCCAACATACATGATAAACTACAATATTATCTGGATCTCCATAAGGATTATGATCTGGTAATTTATTATATGATTTTAAGTTATAATGAACAAAATCATCTACTGGGCTTTTATCTGGACCAAATCCTGCTGTAGGCTTTTGATCTACTATTTCTAACAATTCATTTAATTGCTTTTCATCCAGTTTATCATAAAACTGATCATATATTTGGCTCCATGACATTAATGATCTATAACAACACCAAGATGCATCGTGAATGAATTCAATTCCTTCTTCTGCAGGATATTTAAAATCTTTAGGATTAATTCTTTTAATAACTGGTTCACCATTTCTAATTCCTACATAGTACTCTTCAAGTCCTGCAACAAGTGCATCTTTAAAGCCTTTCATAAATTCATGGGAAATGTTTTCTTTCTTAAGTAAGAATAATAGACTTTGATATGCTGTTGTTTCTGCTGCATCTTTGTAATCCTTTGTTAAATACTTCTGTATTTGTTCTGGTGTTTGAATTTCGCCTGTTTGTAATCCTTCTTGAAATCTAGCTTGATCTTCTGGGCTTAATTTAGCAAGCATAGCAGCTTGCATATAATTCAACAGCATCTGTTTAGCTTTGTCTTGTACTTCACTACTAGCAATATCACTAGTACGGCACACTCTAAAGTTAAATGGACGTTTTGTTTCTTCACCTAATAATAGATCTACTTTTGGACGTATGATATTATAATCCTGTGCCATTGCTGGAAAGCCATCATCTTGATTGAAAGGATTTGTAACATACTTTAGGTCTTTTTCATTGTATATACTATTATATAAATCATAATAGCTTTGCATTTCTTCTTCATCAGGTATACTTTCGGACGAAGCTATGCCAGATATTCCAATAATGTAATCCACGCAGTCTTTTCGCCATTCTTCGGTTTTTTTACTGAGTGGTAGTCTTTGGATAGGAAATGAGTTGACTGTTCTTTCCATATTAATTAGTAAACATAAATGTGGTTGTGTTATTATTTAAAGGCGTGAATGTAAATGAATCATCTGTATTCTTAAACAACGGTTTATCAAACAATCTCATTTTCTTTTCAACATCCTCTTTCTTCTTTACTTGTATATTATACAATTGTTCTCTATAGACCATTACCTGCATAAATGCCATAACCCTATCAAAGTTTCCTTTGTCATTATATTGAATAAGTTCTTCAAGGAATGGTTCAGATAGTACAGTATTTAAACCTAATTGCTTTTGATCTCTAAGTTCTTCCAGCCATTCTTTGATCTTACCTTCTCCCCAAAGTTTGATCTCTCTATTCATATGACATCCTTTTCGTCTATTTACTGTAGAATTATTAACAATATCTTTAATGATGTCTGGTTGATCAGCAAGTAAATGGCTACAATGTTTGTTATTGAAATAAGTAAATAAACCAGTGTTTTGGTTTTCTACCATTGCTTTTGCATTGTAGTAAATAAGTAACTTACGAACATTTTCATAAAACTCTTCAGCAGTTTTTGGCCTACCTGTATATTCTGCTACAATGATATCTGAATATGATTCAAAGTCTTGAAAACGTTTATATATAAAACAAGAACCTAATGAATTAGTACCTGATTGATCGTGATCATATGGGTCAATACCAGCTATATATAAACCAAATGGTGCATCTTTAACTGGGTGTTCCCATATAACTATTTTACCAGTAGGATCAGAATTCTTTGGTAATGGGAATTCGGTTATGTCTCCTGTTTTCTGTATATTCCAAATTATCTCTCCATTAACCAAAGTAAGTGTACCTACTTGTTTGTGATTTTGTAACTTAGTATTAGTTCTTATCCTTGCTAATTGTTTTTGTAATTCTTTCTTTGGAAATATGTTACCAGATAATTCAGTAAATGCTTCTGCTGGTGATTCAGAGTGTTCTGCTACATATCTATCTATTTGTTGAGAACTAGTAGCTTCTTTTAATTCTTCTTCACGTAGATTTAAAATAAACTGTCTTGCTTTGTCATGAAGAGTATTACCATCCTCATCCATATACAATCGTTTACCAGTTTCATCACGTATATCCAAATTAGTGTGTTGAGGTATAAAGAAGCCACATTCCTTACTCTGGATACCATCATCCCATATATTTTCAAAACCTATGCAATTGTACGATTTAGGGTTATAAAATGCTTCACGTAATGTCATTACTGCAGGACCTTCGTCACCACCAGTACCGAACATAATCATGAGACCAAAAGCAACGCCATCTTGTTCTACAGATGGTCTAGCAATTTGCCATGCTGCTTTAAGTTCTGGGAAAGTACCTGCCTCTTCCCAAAGTATTAACATACCTGCTTTACCACGTACAGCATCTGGGTTATCTTTCAATGATACACCTATTATCTCTGATTTGTAACCAACTTCAATTTTATTACCAAAGTTATCAGTTACAATCATAGAAGCTCTACGACGCATGCTAGTGTTTACAGCTTGTCGTTTTTTACCCCATGCAGTGTTTTCATCTATAAAGTCCATGTAATCCCAAGCCTTAGTAAGGATACCATCATCAGTAAGATACTGTTTATTTGATGCATATACATAAGACTTAGAACCAGGTATCAAAAAGAAATTACGACAAAGCATAGAACCACCTTTATAGGAATAACCCTTACGTCTAGCTTTTGCTACACACAAGTGTTTACCTTGATCTTGTGCACTTTCAATAGCTTGAAAATAGTAGTAATCATAATCATAAAAGTCTGGAAATGCTAATTCTCTTACTTTGATTAACTCTTCTTGCCCTTGTTTATTCTTTTTATTTTTATATACAATTCTTTGAATTGGGCAATAGTTTAAATAAAAATAGTTATACCCAGTGATGTAGTCCCCATCATCTGCAGTATAACCATTAATGCATCTATCGGCCTCTGTTTCCCAAAAATTGAAATACTCTGATGTACCTTTTGGGAAGGAACAATAAGACCCCGACTCTATATAAGTTAGCGCCGGGGTTCTGAATTTATTAGAATTTTTGATTTTCTTTGTGAAATCAATCATAAATTACTTTCTTCGTTTAAACAGGTTCTTAATTTTCTGCCATAAACTAGTTTTAGTAGTGTGATTATTTTCTGTTTTTTCATCCATGTGTGATATAGCATAAGCAGCAGCTTCAGCTAAATCTCTTTCTTGCTCTGCTTTCATGTTGTTATATACCTCAGTAAAGTCAAAAATAATCATTGTCGGTTTAGTATTCTTTTTACTAGTTTTAGTCTTAGCCATAATTGCAATTTCTTTAAGCCCTTAACGGGCAGGTTTTTATAATGTCTTTTATTGTGTCGTAGTTTCTACAACTTCTTTTTTGGTAATTCAAATGGGTTCATTTCTCCACCGCCTCTAACTTTGCTATTCTTAATCTCTTCTGCTCTTACTTGAGATTTAAGTTTCACAATTGATTCTATTACTCCAGCCATATTCTTAGCACCATCTGTAAGCTTTTTAATAGAATCTAAATCCATTTCGTCATCTTTAGATAAGTGATAGTATTTAGCAGCACCTTCAAGTTTCAATAGTAATCCATCTAACATATACTCAAGTAAGGAGTATGTTCTACTTTTCCAACTATCTTCTGCTTGTATTACTATTTCTGGTAATTCATAGTTTTCATTTCCAAATAGTTCTTTCTTTAATGTAGGTTCTATTAGATCTCTCTCCATAGTTTCTACATAAGGAGAATCATATTTGTTTTTAAGTACTATGTACCATAAGTATTTTGTTGCTAAATCTTTATCTTTAAATGAATCCCAAAGTTTTTTAAATGGTGGAATGGCCAACATGTCTGGATGTATGACCACTTGTCCACCAACTATATCCGCTAAATTCATTTTTAGGCTCTCGTAACACAAGGTTTGCAACAATCGCAATCCTTCATATTACAATTTTGATCGTATTCTTTATTCAATTTATAATTATTATAAAAATCTTCATTTCTTATAATAACAAAATCTCTAACTTTTCTTCCATCTTTAACCGGTACTTCTTTTTCTCTATAACCAGCATAGAGAACCAAGATTACATCACCAGCTTTTACATCATATTCTTTTTCATTAGCTACAAAGGTACCATCTTCCTCAATTACCCAAGCCCAATCAATATTTAAGTAATGATTACTAATAGTATCAAAATTCTTAATATCGTTATCCTTCATTGTTAACAATGAGCTGCTACCTGTATAAATATACGTATTCATATTAATCTAAATTTATTTTAATGTATCTGTTTTTATAATGTCTATTCAATGCATCTACTGCTTCTTGTTTAGTATAAAATGCATTAACATACTCTGGATTTTTACTGTACTGATTGATTATCTCCTTCAGTTGCTCCGCTTTCTCGTCCCTGTTCTGCATTCTCATTTTCTTCTTTTTTATCAGTTGAACCAAATCCACCACCACGATCTTCACCTGATAATTCCTCTACGATTACAGGCTCCATCTTCGGATAAGGCATTACTACTAACTGAGCAATCTTTTCACCTGGTTGATAAATTGTAGGAAGAGCATCTGTAGTAATCTTAAACTTAACAAGAATCTCACCTTTATAACCCTTTATTAAGGTGTTGTTATATTATAAGGCTCTTTATCCTTATATTTCTACAGTTTCAATTTGTTATATCTGTAGTTCGGACTATATCATCACCGCTAAGCGGGCAGGGCACTCGTGTCAGCATTACTGTCCTCAGTAAGGACTCGGCTATTAGTCTCTGAACCTTCAAGAATGTTACCATTCAAGCTTGGCTGCTGATTGACCTCTTCAGGCTTTTCCAGCAATTCACCCCGTTTTAAGACTGCAGTTAATTTACCAGTTTTAGGATCTCTAATTTGAATACCTTCTAACATATGAATTGTTTTATGTTCTGATCTAGTTACTGGCATTAAATTTTCTATTCTATTATCATTGTGATCGCCGTTTATGTGATGCACATTGATTTTTCTTTTTAAATAGTACTTTCCATCAATAATTTCAAAGTATTTATTATTAAATAAATAATAATATTCTTCTATGATCAATCTGTGTTTGAGAACTCTATTGTTTCTATCCTTATTTGGATGTTCTGGACAATAAACTTTTATATCAACTAATTTATGATTGTTCCTCGTTAATTCTTTTCCTTTAAAAGAAGCGTTTAAGTCCCCTTTTAATCCAAATTGGTGATTACCTTTTCCTAGATACAAAGTTTCTTTAAGTTTATTTGCACATTTTGTACTACAAAGAGAATGTTTATTTTTGTTAATCCAAGACTGTTTTCTATGAAATTTCTTACCACATATTTCACATGTGCAATTTAGTTCTCCTTTTAAACTATCATGTTGACATTTGCTACTACAATACTTAGCTGTATTTGTTCTAGAAGGTTTTACTTTGAACGTTTTACCACAAATTTTACAAATTAATTCCATTTTATAAATTCTTTTTGTAGAAAACGTAAGAAAATACTATGGGTTCTATTGATATGTATTAAAATACAATCAAAATTTTACAGTCTATAACACCTACTGCATTACACATTGACATAGATCTCTGAGAAATAGACGATCTCATAAAGATCAAACCCACATGACCTTCAGGAATCTCTACTGACAAACCTGTATGATATACCAATACTAACTTACCACTCTTATCAAATTCCTGAGTAAAGGAAACTGCTGTTAAATCTAAACCAGCATCATTAGGGTTAGCATAACTAGGTAATACTGCATCTTCTTGTAATTTCTTAAATTTTAATTCCATATTATTTTCTTACTATATTGTGTCCTAATATTATTTCTGTTGCTTGTGCTGCTAAATTTGCAGCATAATCTTCAAGGAATTGACTACGATTTGTGTCTTGTAAGATCTGCCTCAGATACAGTAGTATCACTTGTTGATTCAGTAGTATCTTGTCTAGTTTTTCTTCCATGCTTTGCATAGTATAATAATGCAATACTATTCCATGCTATTGCTGCTTCATGCCTTACTTTAGTTTCTGAATCAAATTCTTCATAAGTAGAAGCGTATAAATGTCTTAACAATGCACCTTTGTATCTTTGATAACCGTTCTCTAAATTCTGCCAGTTATTATCACCATACTTCTTAGCTCCTTCTGTATATACTCTGGCAATATCTTCAAGACAATCAAGAGGCATTAATTCCCATCTTGTTTTGTCATCTTTCTCGTCATTCTTTTTTCCTTCCTTTTGCATTCTATAAAATCTTCAAGTTGTTCCACACACCAAGTAACTAAATAAGCATATTGTTCATTTCCTTCATTATATCCTTCTGCATTCATTGATAAATAATCATATACAGCATCTGCATAATGGATTGATTCATGAGCTAAAGTAGAACAATGGAAATCATCTAGTACTATTAATATACCAACAGCTCTAGAATATTTCTCTCTGACCAAGAACGTAGCTCCCATTACACTACTTAGTTTGGGACGATCTCTTTCTGGTTCATCATTTCTAAGTTCTTTGGTAGTAAGAAAGAAATCAAAAAAATCACAAGCATCTTCCCAATCATCCAGAGTAGTAACATAAAGATTTACAGGATATAGATTTTGATATAAAAAAGCTTTAGTTGTTTTGTTTTTCATTCTCTCTGGTTTTTTCATACTTTCTTTTTGGTTTGATTTTGAATAAATACCCAAACATTATTGTTTTAGTATCTTCATCATTTGAAATAACTCTATTTGCAAATTTAAACGGGTGATTACAAATTACTTCTACTACTTGATGTGGAATATTATATTTATTTGCTAATTGTATATAGATATTAGAAGTTTTTTCCTTTTGAATCATATACTATTCTATAGTATTTATTTTTAAGCAAACCATCGATTGTAAATGATTCTACGTCTATTGTAGAAGGTCTAATTATATTTATCACACTAAACAAATCCTTTGTATCATTGTTCATCATAACGTGTTCTACTACTTCTAACTTAAGAGCTTTTTCTTCCTTTTTACTATATGGTTTGATAGGTTCTAAAATTATATATCTATCTTTTTCTTTTACTTTGATGTTCGTGGTTTCTACAAACATGGAAGAATTTCCAAAGTAAAGAGTATACTCATTAAATGGTAATTCTTTTCTCATTAATTTATTCCACCAACATTTTAGTAAACCATATTTCTTATAGATAAGAATGGAACCTGTTTTTATATCTAAACATTTCATTTTATTCTCAGTATTATCGTTAGTTGCAAACGATCTCCAATAACAACTGGTATCAGAGCCTTATTTACGCTAAGTTCGTCTTCAGCAGGTCCAGCTATTAAAATACCCTTCTCTTTGAAAGACTTAATGTATCTACTTAGGTTATCCTTAGTAATACCTAAATTCTCAATGATATATTTTCTATTATATCTGTTTGCTACATTCTTATTTGAGTTAGGTTCCTTAACGTATTCCATATCCATTTTGATAAGTGTAGCCATCAATTCAAGCTCTCTATCGGTTAGCCTAAGTATTCCATTAAGCGCTTGTAAAAACTCTGGTATCAATTCTTCATTTGATACGGTTTTTACTAGTTTATTCATTTATGATTGTCTCGAGTTTATTTAACAATTTCATCATATTGAAATATACAGTATCGTGTTCTACCTTTACACAAGTTTGAATTTTACCTTCTTGATACTTCTTTTCAATATTGTTCTTACGTTGATTGTAAGTATTTTTCAATTGAGCAATAATAGTACGAATCTGTCTGATTTTCTTCTCATCATTAGATTCAACAGTAACATTTTCAATTGGCTCAACTAAACCACTTTTAGCATATTCCTCAATCATATCACATGATACAGCTACGTTTACTTGGGAATAATAATTTTGTGAGTCAGAAGATTTCTCATCAGAGAATGTATACATATCGTTATCCAATGTAAGGATATCGCCTGATTTTAATACGCCAAAAGGTTTAATAACTTTATATTCTGTAATCATAATTATTTAATGATATTTATTATTTGTTTCATTTTATCTTCTCCAATTTTTCTTGAAGAAATCGTAGTTTCTATACCTAATCCTGAACAAGGATCTTTCCAAGCTTTACATACTTTGCAGTATTCTTTGCTTTTCCGTTTAGCATCAAATGGGCATTTTTCCTTGACTGTTGTAATAGTAACTCGGTAATCTGACATAGTATTTATTTTTTAATAGTTCCAAGTGCTAATTTAATCCACTTGTTTACGTCAAAATCAGGATCTTTTTCAGATATGATTCTGCAATTGTTTGAAGAATCACATACTTCGTATTGTTTGGGTTGGGTTACTAAACCCATGAGACTAATTGCTTCATTCTTGGATAATGTTAATTCTGTAGCATTTTCCATGGAAGGATTATTAACGTCTTCTGGAACAAATACCTTAACTGTACCATCATCTTGTATTTGAATGAACTTTGAGTACTCACCCAACATGTTATTTATCATTTCTTTAATCATATTCACATAACGCAAATATTCAAAAAAAGTTGCATATTTTATACAATAAAAAAGGGGTTAACTTTATGCTAACCCCTAGTACATCCAACTACAACCACGATTAATTAAGACTACGCTTAGTCTTTAAAATATTTTTCTCCTTTAACAAAGGCTACTACATTATAAGGATTTATTAATTGACTATCTTTGAACAAATCAAAATCAATTGATGCTTTCCTAGGATATGCTACCACATCACCTACTTCAGGATGATTGTTCTCATCTTGCCACTGATATCCAGATGGCAGACGTAATACAATACCTTTTCTGAACGTAGTTAATACCTTTTCTTTAACTGTTTCGGTATCATTGATATCATAACCATTTTCGTCCTTTTTACCAGTCTCTACTGGCTTAATAATTTCTTTCTCTACGTATTCATCCTCTAAGGGCTTAACTATCATATCCTTAGTAGGGATATACACTAAACCGTCTATAACGGTCTTTAATATGTCCTGTTGATTTTCCATACTGGCTAAACGTACTTAATTAATTTTTGTTCTATTACTATGAAATTTTTCTTAGAATATGACCACCAGCACTACAACAAATACCTTGTGCAACATTATTTAGACATCCACTAAAGTTTTCAAATTGTCTAAAATAACACCCTCTGCATCCATCATATGCTCTGATTATTTTAAAATCATCACCATTTATGTTAACAACTCCTTGTCTAATCATTTCTAAGTATCTTGGCTCATTCATCATGATATAGTTTGATAATATTATATTATATACTGCAGTTATCTAGAGTAAGAGTAATGGTTTATATTACTACTAATTGCATTTTAAACTACTACTATATCCTACTCTGGATGTAGGAACGTATTATAATCTAATTTTGTTCCATTTTCTTTAATAATAAATTTTTATTTTAGAGTAAAGCTATCGTGAGTACCATTTTTATTCTTACAGAATAACTCACAATTTACCAAATACTCATCCATAAAATCATTTTCTGAATCTATTTCAATATCTACTTCTATGAGATCATCATTTTCGTATATTTTTTGATAAGTTCTATAGTTCCAATTACCATTCCAATGGTCTTTTATCTTAATAAAACCATGTTCTTCTAGCCATTCACAACGTGTCATTTTAACATTATTTATGATTATTTAACATATCTACGAGAGTTTCGTAGACAATTCATTAACCTGTTGCCTTAATTCATTTACAAATCTAGTAGCTCCTTTAGGTCCTGTATACCCTAAACCTGGTATTTTATATACATGATCACCAATACTATCTATACCATACACATTATTATCTTTACTTAGGATAGCTTCTACCTCTTTAACTGTTAATTCTTTTAACACAATTTAACTATTTTTAACGTATCTTATAACCTAAAAGTGTTAATAATTCATAAAATTTGTTAATATCCCTAAAGTAAAGTGAATATGAAATCATCATATGAGCCATACCTTCCTCCATAGGATTCATTAACCTAAGATCTGATACTTTCAAAGCTTTAGTACCATCAGCGCAATCCCATTCACTTACTCTAGCTCTTAATAGCTCAAAGTCACTAAATTCATAATAGAGTTGATTATCTTTAATTTCAAATCCTTTATCTTTTAATTCTTGTTCAAATATCATATTGCTGTTATTTAAATTCTAATTAGAGAACGAAAATGAATAATAAGTGTTGTAAAAATTTTTTATAAAAAATATTTTTGTGGGTATAATTGAAAGCGAGGATCAAAATAAAATATTATAAAAATTTTGATAGTGTGCAATTGAGAGTGAGGACCAGTACAATATCAAGTCCCCTCTCCTAACAAGTAGGGGAAATCCCCCGTCAAAGAGTTAATGTGTCAATGGAACCTTATGGTGTATAGGTAACCGTAAAATGCTATGGATTTGTCTATCAAGGATAAAGACGTAAAGAACTACGAACTTACGAAAGTAGAGGTAAAAACCTCCAAAGACGGCAAAGCACGCTATGCAGTGTGCGAGTTCAGACAAGCAGGTCTAAGAAAGGTGCTGCAAGAGCAAACTAGACCTGTTGTGATGCAGTTAATGGCTGCATATGGTAGTACTAAGGAACATGAAGATGAATACTTCAAGGCAATAGAGGAAACTATTGGTGAAGTTTTTCCCATCTGTCGTGTTGAAGTAGCAGGTTTTCCTGACTTTGTTCGTAAGGACAATGACGGTAAAATCATCACTGAGACTAAGGAAAGAGACGGTAAGCAAGTAAAAGTAGCTTCCATCTATAACTCTGTCTTCATCTATACACTGTGTACTGACGAAGGTGAATGTATCAAGTCTGATGCAAGTCTCATCAAGCGTGGTGAGAACTTGTTCACCAACTCCAAACGTATTATTACTATGGAGGACTACAAGATACAGAAAGAGAAGGCTAAGGCAGCTAAAGAAGCAGCTAAGGCAGCTGAGGAGAAGAAGCCTAATCCATTGTTAGAGGCTGAGGAAATAGACGACGATGAGTTGTAATGAGTAAGTGGGAGGGAATGGTAAACACCATCCTCTCCTCCCTCATTTTCTCTCTTTTTCACATCAGGCCCATTAGTAATTTATATAATATATAGCGTAATTTAAATAACGTGTAAAAGATTGCACATGGAGATTGAACAACTGAAACATGTGGGAACTAAACAGGAGAGATCGTGCGAGTTCAAGGTAGTTCCGCTTAGTGTTTGCCTACTAAGTATCACTACACAAGCTGGATGGAAGACCGGCATCATTTCCTAGGTGAGTGGATAGTTCCACTTTTAAATATCCTAGGCGGCAGCCAGCCACAGCTGCATAAGTAAACTTGGGCATATGTTTTACTTGCTGGTGGAGTAGTTTAAACCAGTAGTGTGTATCTTTTCGGCGGTTTACTAGTAACGCACTTAAAAGTTTAAGGATAAACCGTACAGGAAACCAATTCCGATTTATAAGTTTGGTGACAACTTGAAAGAGAGTGACAGCTTGGAGAGACAGCATTATATATAACTCTACTATTATTTTTATGATTTAAGTTTTCTAGCGTCCTATAATTTAATTTAGACTATAGGTTTCAGTGAAGGTTCTAACTGAGTAATGCGTACCAGAACCAACAAAAAACTCAATAACTTCCCAAGACATTGAGGGCACCAGTTTCTTATTCGCAGAGTTAGGACGATAAACCAGTGGCGTGCTAAAGATATTCGTCAAGCACTGAAATTACCCGCCAAGTAATAATAAGTTTTAGGTGTAAAATGCATTAGTATGGTTCTCGGGCTCAAAATGAGCCCCGGATATTAGGAGCGATATCCTAAACTAAGGAAGATACGGGGTATGCTACACAAGTAGTACTGTATCAAATCAAGCCATAGCTTACTATAGATAATGTTGTCAGTGCAACACTCTATAGCGGAAAAGTATATTAAACATATATGCTATGCCACGCTTCAGTACTTTGTTATGTTGGTTCAGCAATGTAACATCACTAAAAGTTACTGTTGTGTGTAATATTAACGGGAGCCTACCCAATCATGTAGTGATACTGTATCAAAGAACTGAAAAAATACAGGAAGGCTATCACTACATGATTTAATTTGATTATTAATCAATAAAATTATATATTATGATAGTAGTAGTGAAGTGCTATAAGCACAACATAAACCCATTAGTAGTAGAGGTATTTGAAGGTCATGATGAACAAACACAAAAAGATGCTAATGAGTTAGCAGCTATCCTAAGTAGGAAGAATAAATGTGAGTATAAAGTACTCATTGATCTTTCTTGTGTTGCTGTTGTACAAAATAAATCAAACACATAAAATCAGATGGAAATGAGTAACGGAACAAAAGCAACAATAGGATTTTACATAATGTCATGTTTATACCTATTATCAATAGGATTAGATCCAAAAGCGAAATTCTCAGCAATATTAGATATGATATTAGAATGGTCATTAGCTTATTGGATATTTGTTGGAATATGTTTTTTAGCAATAAACTCATTTAATAAATAAGAATCTATGAGCAAGAGAAAATATCACAAATCAAATTGTGATGCTACAGTTAGGGCAATAGTCGAAGATGCACTAGGACGCAAAGTGATCCTAGTTGGAAAGCACGCTTTCGAGTGGTCTATCATTCTCGAAAAAGAAGGAAAATTAGTAATAACTACCTTTCCTAATAGAGAAAAAGCAGTAGATACATTTAACAATAAATATAAAAGAAAATGAAAGCACTTAATTACATCTTATTTGGTATATTACTATTGGTATTATTATTTTATATAGTAATAACAATAAGTCAACCACGTTATGCAGTAACTAATATATTACTGTACATAATACCAACTTTAATTGGTGTCTATTTTGGTGTTAAAGTTATTAAACATGAATAACAAACCACCCAGTGTATGAAGTGATACACAACTTCCTTTTTAATTTAATATAATGCAGCCATGGTTAGTGACAAGCCTAAGTAAATGCAGAGTCTATTAAATTATTCAATATATGAAAAAGGTAATATCATTCATTTGGTTAGTATTAAGAGTACTTCTCTATATGATAGTATTATTAATACTATTAGACGATCCCATCCTATATCCAATATGTGTGATATTATTTGCATATATTGAATTTAAGGATAAAGTAAATGTTAGTGTTTTTCATGGTATTTTAGATGATGTTAGAAAAGAATTAAAGTAACAACATTCTTTTGGTTAAAATGTAAGACACATATCTGTTGTGAAACACGTGTGTGTCATTTAAAAGATTTTTATAAACAATTATTATAGCCTTCTAAAAACAACGAAGTCACGACAGAACTGTTGTATGCCTATTGTGAAATACGCATACAATTCCCTAGAATAAAGACAACCTCATCGAGACTAACTACACTACTTCATACGCATTCTGATTAATACACAAGTTAGCGGTTCTAGGGTCTAGTAGGTTTAAATTGCCGGGCTGAACGAATGCCAACGGCTACCGAAGCTAATGTCTTTAAATCTGAATCATTAATACTTAATAATATGATAAGAATAATAATTCAGAAAAAAAAGAGTCGTAGTATATCTCTATATAAGAGAATTGTGACTCTTAAAAAAGAGCTTAATTTAAGTTGGCTTGATGCAATTAAGTTAGCTTATAAATTAAGTAAAGGATACGGTGTAGTAATCAATACTGCTATCGCATCCAAGCAACAGTGCATGTATTCATACATGGACAATCTTCATAATCAATTATATCGATTATTCGATACTAATTGGAAACAAGATGTAGAAACTGTTGCTATGCAAATACCCAAAAAAGACTTTGACCTATTTAAATTAGGTGGAGGATATAGGGTATATATTGCAACAAAACCCGGTTATATAGATCACTTCTTACAGATCTATCCATAATCAGGTAAGGGAGATTTATTTCTCCCTTTTAAAAAATGACAAACTTGTTGAATTATAGAACTCTATTCTCAATATCTGTTGCGAAACACATATTGATTAAATTGAAATCCTAAGTAGATACATGTAACAGCTTGGCGGCGCTAGTGGCTTATGGTCTACTTAGGATTATTTATGAAAACTATTAACATTAAATATAATCAATATGGCAACAAAAATTAAATTCAATTTTAAAAAAGCGAAATTTAAAATAGCTTGGTTAAAAGCATTAAAGGTAATTTTTGGTCTTGAATTACAAACAGCTAAAATTGCTGTAGATTCTGGAGAATTTTACTACACACTCAGAGATAATGAAACTTATGAAGCTATTTGTATTAAAGTAGCAGAAGTATGTGGAACTATAGGTGAATCCTTTTTCTCAGAAGAAGAAATTAAAAATGTGATGTCTGTTGTAGAACCACAAATAGAATCACAAAGTACAAAAAATATAAATACTACAAATAATTCTCGTAATATACAAGAAATTACTCCAAATGTAGTAAAAGTGGGTTCAGTATATATTCTTACTGAAGAAGAATACAACCATCTTTATAAATGTCGTGGTTTATTAATGGATATGTTAGGTACATATAAACAATTTCTACAAGCTTATGAATCCTTTAAATAAATCTTCATTAAAATGTCTTTTATATGTGTTACTACTATTGGTAGTAGTAGCTGGGGGTATCTACACCATAGCTATTACAGGAGAGTTAATAATAACCTCATTAGGTATGGGTGTTATACTAGGTTTGTTCTTTATTTTAATTAATAAAGAATCTCAAAGAATAGAAAAGTATTTATACGAGGAAGAACAAAAACAACAAGATTAAAAAGGCAATATTGCACAGTTTTATTAATAAATCAATTATTTCTATGAACAAGTTTCGAGACGTAGCCATTGGGCTACTTTGCATCGTACTATTAGGAGGAATCCTGTGGTATGGGTACGATAAGTACCATGGTACAGAAGCTCAAAAAGCTTCAGAATCAACTAAAACTGAGGTCATTATTCCTACTTTGGAAGAAAGACTTAACGACTGGAATGTTGAAAAGCATGACATGGAATTGTATGATTTGTGTATGGAACTTCCAGAACAAATCGTACGTACTATTCTTAATAGAATAGGTACGACTGCAACGTATGAAGAGATTGCTGAAGAGTATCTCCGTAATACAAACTATTATATTAGTATGCAGTTAAAAGAAGTTATGCCGGGAATAACAGGTCCAGATGCTAAGAATGCTAAAGTGGAAATAAAGACTGAAGTAAATAGGCCGGAAAAAGAAAGTGAGAAAGCTGTCAAAGTACCAATTACGGTAATAGATAGTATTAAATGATCATGATTGCAATAACTTTTTTGAATTTCTGACTTATAATTCATTTATATGCATTGCCTGTGAAGGTAGTGCATATTTTTATTATTAGATCATCAGAAGATGACAAGCATGTGGGGCGTAAGTAGTATTTTTATGCGGGAGAAGAAGAATGGCAATTGTTCTAATTAGTACTGATAATTGCAAATACTATGATCGTGCGGACGTTAAAATCATGCCGTTAATAAGAATTGTACTGGCAATACAATTCTGCTACAACGTAAAATATGTTAGATAGCCAATTATAAGAAGTTTTATGTAAGAGTTTTTTAATATTTATTTTGCAGACATGAAACTTCACGATGACACTTGTTATTAGTTGCTCATAGTACAATATGAGTTGTTGTTAATCAACAATCGTTCAATCAAAATCTTCTCCGTAGTTGTACATGCGGAGACGTCATTAAAAGTTATAACTTAAATTTATCAAAAATGAAACAGTTACATCTTATTGGAACTACAGGAAATAATTTATGTCTTGTACAGATTCCAACTTCTTGGTCTCAACAAGAAGCAAAAGAAATGCTTGAAAGAGCACTTCTTGTTTTCATGCAGGAAAAAGATAATCCAGAATTTCTTTCTTCATTAAACGAAGAAGAACTGAAACATCAATTTCCTAAATTCGATTCTAAGTTAATCGAGCAAGTTTCTGTTTTACTTCAGAATGTAGGTACACCAATATCTACAGGAGGAGGTCTTACATGGCAAGTAGAAGTACAGAATTACTTATTACGTAATCCTACTTTTACTAGAGACTTAGTTCTCTTATTTAACAATCCTCTCAAAAAAGAGGAAAAAGAGTATCTTTGTATTAACTACATTGAGGCATTACCTGAAATTGTTAAAGTTTTTAAGAGCTATGTCTAAAACGTGGAAAGAAAGTAAAGCAGTAAAACAAGGACGTTCTGAAAAAGGACGTCCTAAGCCTAAAATGGAACCCTACAAAAAGGGTACTAAGAATAAAAAAGAAATTTATTGATTACTCGCCAGTTATCATATAATTTAATTTTTTATTAATATGGTGGTTATCCCCGAATCGTGAATAAGCCCAGAGTCCTACAGCAAATCAAAGCTATGTGAAGATGCATAGTACGCTAATAAAGTAAAGGGGGCAGCATATGATAAGAAAACAAAGACTATGCCACGATTCATTATTTAAAAGTATGGAAACAAAAAATGTTATAGAACTTTCTGCATTTAGTAAATCTTTATCAAAGAAAATTACGTACTTAAACCATGAAGAACGTATACTAATTGATATAGAACAAATTGCTGCAATAACTCCATCTTCAGAAAGAGAGGATTTACCCAAGAAAATAGGTTTATCTTCTTGTAATAATAATGAAGTAAAGGAAGAATTGTATACTTGTGTATTACTTAAATGCGGTTTTAGTATAAGAGTAATTGAATCAGTAGGAGAAGTATATAGTAAAATAATACAAAGAACGTATAATTCTACTATCTAGTAATAAAAATTAATAACTAAAAAGTAAAAAGTAATGACACTTGAAGAACTTATTTATCAAAGTAATACCGCTGGTATTAGTAATGTTTCTACTAGAGGACAACCTATTACCTCTACATTTTGTAAAAAAGATATAAAAGGATCAATAAAGAGTGCAATTAGTGAGAATCCTAGTTTTAAGCAATTTCTTGAAGAGAATAATGCTTATGGTAGACATGTAAAAAATATCACCAATCAAATATTACGAAGTAGAGATATCTCTGGTAAACTAATTAAATGTGTACATAGAATCGCTCATAGTAATTATAGTAATAGAGAGATTATTAACGGCACTATTAGCTGGAGTAGTACATCAGAAGGTAGCGATTATTGGTTTGGATTATATGTTAATACCAAAAAGTAAATAATAACAGTTTCAATTTAAAAATCAATTTTATTAACTTATCAAAATTTTAAAAATTATGGCAGATTTTAATTTAGATGCAAAAATGCAAGAGCAAGAGAACAATCAGGGTAAAGTGAACACTTCCGCAGTAGACAAAGCAAAAGAGAATATCGCTGCAAAGAAGTTGGAACAAGAGACCCGTGAAGTTGAACGTCGTTTATCAAACGCAGAGTCTACAGAAGATCGAGCATTAAAAGAACTTCGTATGGCTCGTAAGAAAGAAGAAGCTCAAAAAGCATTTTTGACAGCTGTATCTACAGCTAAAACAAAATTTGAGTCCGACGGAGATTATCGTGCATATGATAAAGCCGTTGAGGAAGCCGAAGAGAAGCGTGATAAAGCCGTCAGTGACGCTAAGCGTGCTATCTACGGTGAGGATTATTGGAGATATTAATCCAGTAATTTAACTCCGAAATCAGAGTTGGGAGTGTTCGAGAGGCCTCCCAATCTCTTTCCGTATATTTAGTTCTAGAAAGAGATTAATACCACGATTTAAATATTCGAATTAGAGTAGAATAAAATTATCTTGAATTAACAAGATACTCAAGAGCCTTGAGCCAGAGTGGAAAATTCTGAGCCACTGATCACGTGCCTGAGATCATTACTATCACTTGAAAAGTACACCGTAAGTACTGCTGAATCGCTAGAACCTTGAGTCGAGACCTAGTGATAGGCTTACGTAAGTAAGTTAAGTATAGTAATGATATCAAATCACACACAGAATTAGAGCTATATGCCGAAGTTGATGCTTACAATCTTTTGATGACAAGATAAACTTCAAATTCTGTAGATCTATCAAAGGCATTTTCCTATAGTAGTAGAGAGCTAAATGCCTAAGACCATTCTTTTTAAGAGATAAACATGTATTATAGGTAAGACATAAGTCGCATTGCGCACTCTTAGAGGAATACACTCGTATAAAAAAGAATTCTTACTATTACTATAGGTTTATAAGGTAAAGAGAGAGTGATCTCTCTTTATCTACACTTAATAATTTGGGGTTAAAAATTAAAAAGTATTTACGATATAAGAACTGTGTCGTATCTTATTAGGTTTATTGGAAACTATTAGGACGAGGGTTCGACTCCCTCCAGCTCCACGAGTTTCTGTATATCTTTCCTCACTATACCATTGCGGTTTGAGTAAAAAAGATATATTTTAAGGGGCTGCTTGGATTTGACTAGTAGTGAAAGGTAAAATAGGTTCACTTTAAATTTAAATGGCAATACATTTGTCACTGATTACACTGCTCTAGGAGCGGCGTAAATCAACGTGCTAACTACGAAAATGAGGGTGTCTAGTAGCTTAACCGGATAAAGCCCTGGATTTTATCAGGAGATTGTGGGTTCGAATCCCACCTAGATAACAAAATATTAATTATGAGTTACATAGCAGTAGATACATTTGGAGATGAATACATATATCAATTTAAACCTAAAAGAGTAATACGTACTAATACATTAGGTGAAAAATGGGGATATTGGTATTCTGAAAAAGGTCATCAGATTGAGGTTCCTAAAGGTACTGCAAAAGCATTATATAATGCAAACTTGATGACTGATTGTAAAATTCCTTTATATAAAAGGAATATGAACTGGGGAGATAATCCGATTCAATTATAATTTTAAAAAGCTTATGGATGAGAAAATAGCTGAAAAAAGATTAGTATCATTTAATAAAGAATGTATACTAGCAGGACCACGACCAAGTGTCATTGGTTTCCTTAAAATGTTAATGAACTTAGGAGCAGATGTAACAAAAGCAACATCTGCAAAGAGTTTAATAACTAGTAAATCGAACATTGTATTACTACTTAAGAATGAAGGAAAAAGTAAGAAATTTCCTCAAATCACTGTATTAAGTAGGTCTTGGTGGGATTATTACCACAATCCCAAAAAGCATAGAAGTTCTTATAAAACATACAATATTCCAAAACAATGGAATAAAGTATATAATGAGATACTAAAACTTGAAAACATTCCATTCTTAATTCCTGAGTAATATGAGGCTAACATTTTGGATATACTTTGATAATCCCGGTGAAAAGGAGAAATTAAAGAAGATAATGGATGAACCATGTGATGATTTCGAAAAGAATCGTCTAATCCAAGAAGAGTTTGGAGTTGATTTGCTTACAGCAAGTCGAGTTATTGACACATATTATAAATCAATTAAGAAATGAAAGCAGGAGTATATATTGTTAAAGATTTATTCAGTGAACAGAAATACATTTTGTCTTTAAATGGTAAGGAACCATTTATAAGAATCACAAATAGTATTTCACTAAGTTCATTTGCTAATGGTCTTATTGAAAGAGATCATAAAATAGTTGAACAGATTTTGGAAGATCCTACTAAATTTGAATTTACTCTTCTATCTAAAGAAATTGAATCAAGTAAAATAGAAGAAAGAAACACAGAATCTAGTAGTATTCAATATACTGATGAACAATATGAAGAATTTGTAAGTATAAAGAATATTCAACCAGATGGGAATCTAAATGAAATAGCTGTTACTGCAGATATCCAAGGTAAATTACATGTTTCTTGGGAGGATGCTCAAAAGTTATTCAATAAAGTAAATATTCGGTATATAAACGAAGATAAATGGAAAAAAATAGAGATAAAATCTTCGATCAACGAGGCGAACTCTGTAATACAATAAAAGATCTTTTCAAAAATATTAGTACACATGAAAAATTTTTACCAGTATTTAGAGAAGATGAAGGTTATTGTATGGATTGGGGAATAATTGGATCAGAATATGAAAAATATTTTGGTTGGATTAAAACTCCAGATGGGAAATTTTGTTCAGTATGTCCAGATAATATGGATTGGCGTACTTGGATTGAGATAAAAGCAAAAATTAAGAAATGGATTGCTTGGATATCTCAACGTCTTTTTCATCCTAATAAGATGATAGGGAGCAAACATACTACAGACTTAGTAAGACTAAGAATTGCTGTAGCAATGTTAGACAAAATAGAATTACCTAGGATATACTCTGATGAAATATTTGATAACTTAATTCAATGTTATTGGATACGTAAATATGTATATGATACATATTATTATAGATATATATTAGGTATTCCATTTTAGTTTAGAAATAAGGAAGTGTAATAAGATTTGCCTACTTTCAGACGAGATAGCTGTGTCGTCGCAGAGGGCGTTCTAAACAAAGGATTCTAGGGGTTCGACTCCCCTAGTTTCCACTAACTAATGCTTGTTATATGAAAGAAGAAGAAAAAATCTTAATTGAACAAGCAAAACACGGTGATAATAAGGCTTTTAATCAGTTATATGAACGGTATCATAGACTGATAAGATATATTATCTTTGATATAGTCAAAGATGATGAACTTACTCAAGATCTATTGAGTAACACATTTATAAAAGCCTTTAGTAAACTCAGTTCTTATGTAAATCCTATTAGCTTCGAAGCGTGGCTTAAAACAATAGCAGTTAATACTACTATTGACCATATAAGAGCCACAAAGGATTTATGTAAGAACTTCAGCATAGATAATGAGACAAATACTATTCAGTTAGAAGAAACAGCTCCAGATCCCGAGTCAGATATGATTAAAACGGAGAATATTAAACTTCTAAGAATAGCATTATCTCGCCTAAGATCTAAGTATCGAAATTTACTCGAGTTAAGATACTATCAAGGTCTTAGTTATGATCAACTGAGTGTTAAGCTTGGAATTCCTATCGGAACTGTAAAATCCGATTTGAATAAGGCAAAACGTAGGTTGAGAGAAATTTTTCATAAACTTTCAAAAAATTAACAGAACATGACAACAATGACTTTCATTTCTATGATTGTTGCTTTAATTCTAGTGATTGTAGCAATCGCTAGAGTACAAGGTAGCCCAAAGCTAGGTATTAATTTGATATTGACCCTAGCGTTTGCGATTGTTGTTGGATTTGGCATCCAGAGTAAGACTCGTCATATCGAGCCTAAAAAGGACCAAATAGAAAAGGTCTCTGTAGTAAACCACATGCCCATACAGGCTTTGCAAATCGTTGGAGTGACACCAATGATTACTGCAACAATTGAGTCTGTAAGTAAGGCTTATATGTGGTTTATTAGAGACCAAGGAGACCAACAACAAGGAGAAAATCTTCTAGTTCATACTAGAACCAGAGCGTCACCAGATCACGAGGATTCAAGTTAGCTTACTAACTATTTTCGGGATCATTACTATTTCTATCATTAGTTATTTTAATAATTTAAAACTGTAAAGGACAGTAAACAAATCAATTGAATCATGTCTAAGAAAAATAAAATAACTCAGCAAGCTCCTGTAAAGGATACTGAAGTAAAGGATAACAAGAGTGCAAAACAAACTCAAGTAAATAATCCACAAAAACCAAAGGAAGTAAAAAAGCCTGAGGTAGAAAAAGAGGAGAGAAAACAAACTCCACCACCTGTAGATCCTACAGTAGAAACAGTTGCAACCGAAGAAGTTAAGCCGGAGCCAAAGGAAGAGATTCCTTCAAAAATCGACTTAAACAACATTAAGTTACAACCACATCAGAGGATGTCTGGCGATGGTTATGCTCGACTACTAGAAGTAGCTCAGCGACATATAGCCGGTATGAAATCTGGTGAGCCAGCAACGATTAAGATGGAGCAAGCCTTCACATATAATCTTGCTTGGGGTATGACTAAGGCTTCTATTCAGGCTCGTGAAGAAAAGCTTGAATTAGGTCTTGCAGTTCCAAATGATGATGTTATTGTTCAAGATGTTATTAATACATTTAATAATATTGGTGTTACAATGTTGCCGCATCATGTATCTGAGGATGGTAAACAAATGACCTTAGCGTTTAAGGACATTACTCCAGAAACAGAGAAAGAAGCTAAAGAGGAAATTAAACAAGAGAAAAAAGCTCCTGTAGTTCCTGAGCTAGATGCTGCTAAGTGGAAGGATGAGAATGATGCAAAGAATGGATTATCCTATATCTTATCACAGCAGAACTCCCCTTTTCCAAATCGTTTCAGCGAGGCATTGATGAAAGTACGATTATATCGACAGAATCAAGAACCAGACGAAGCAAAAAAGGAAACTTGGAACAAGATTGGATTAGGTGCATTATTCGAAGATGCTGTTACCCTGTTAGGTAATAAATCTACGGCGTTAGTACGTGGTTTATGTCAAGGAACTGTAAGTTCTTTGATCGCCGATCATAATCCGATTTTTGCTCATTCGACCGTAAAGTATAATCTTCCGGTATTAAGTGAAGAGGAGGTAGTTGATTTGATTAAGGCATTTATTCGTGTTCGTAATGCGGATTCTAAGCAACCAATCGATGATACTACAGCAGTTAAGAACGGAATCCTTGAGCCTACTCGAGATTTCTTCTTACAGGTACCGCAACTAAGTAAATTAGTTGTTAATACTGACGATCCTAAATCATATGAAGTAGGACTCGCCAAGAAGATCATGAACAAATTCTATGAAGCTTATAAGACTGAAGTTCCTATGGCAGATCCGAAGTTCATGCTCAATGCAACAAATAAAATGATCGAAATTCGTAACATGTACGTAGACAAGGATGCAGCCTTCGATCTATATACAGAAAGCGAATATCCTAAGGAAACTCCGAAATCTGAGGAAACTGCAGATCCTAAGAAAGACGAGAAACCGGTGGAAGAGAAGAAGTAAATAACTATAAATCATTATCAAAATGAGTAGACATGGCAATTTACTTACATACGTGTCATTTGCTATTGTAGGTATATTATTATCCTATAATACGAACTTCTTTCAAGTAGAAGAGGTTCGGGCAGATCAAGTAAAACCACTTGACTTGCCCGCATTAAAGTTCGATCCTAAGGGCAATTTATCCTTAGAGATTGATCTTAATAAAGGTGTTTCCAATGTAAAAAGCGATATGCCGATTGCTAACATTGATGTCACCATTAATCACCCCACGAAACTCGTGGAAAAGGTAGTAGAGAAACCAGTTAAAGAAAGGAAAGAATATGAAACAAAAACTGAATATTTGGAGAAAGTAGTGATGTTTACTCTACCTACTCCTCGCTTTCACGTACCAAATGTTCAGATTCCTAAAAGCGTAGAGAGATGAAAGCAAATAATAATACATTAGATAAATTAGCATTTGTAGGCTTAATTATCTTCTTTATAATGTGTTTACTTTTTGCATGGTGTATAATATAACAGTTAAAGATAAAAGCTGTCGGGTCAAACGACTCCTTACCCGTAGTAAGAAGAAGGAGAGTGGTATTGTAGCTGTACACTTAAAAAGCAATAAGACAGCGTATATTATGTTTGGACAAGTCTGATCAACGAATCGCATAATATAGACAAGGAAAACAGGATATGAGAATATGATAGCGCTAACACGCAATTCAAAAGGTAATATGATAACTTATTAATGAGTATATCCTTTTACTCTAGAAAAGTTAATAAGAAAATGGAATAGTGTAGATATCAATCCATTCTATAGATATTGAGAACCGTCTGGCGAATATACTAAGAGAAGACACTTCGATACGCTTACCGATAAAGTAGGGAAACGTAGAAGATAAACGATATATGGAGTCTGCTTCAGCAGCTATTAATAATTGTAGGTGACAATGCAATTATTAAGTCTTAGAGTAAAGACAATAGTAAACTTCATTAGAAGTCCGTGGAGGAAACCAATCCTGAAATCAAGAAGGGACTTTAAACAGCAACTGCAACTATTACAAAGGGTGATAGAATTACTCAACAAAGAACTGACTAAGTTCCGGGTAGTGTCCAAAGCTACCTTACTGAATCCACTTTAATTAATTTGGATAGGTTAAATAAATTTGCTATCTCAGTGTTCACTACATTAGTGCTGAAACACCTATATGAAAGAATATAGGGGAAGTGTAGTTATGAAGGAGATTAGATATTTAATAGAGGGTGCTATAAGGTGCTACGAATCTGAAGAAAGTAGAATCAATTACTACAGCTTTTATTCTTAGAAGTAAAGGTCAACAGTTGGTGTTATTACTAAAGATTCATATGGCTGAGTGGCTATGATCCATACTGGGAAAGTAGAAATAAATTCGAGACTTATTTTCTATGGATACGTATGACAGATTATCCGGATTAGGTGCCAAACCTATACTTTATAGAACTATTAATATCAGCGTGATTGTGTTTACTGCATGAGTTATATCACGATAATAAATGGAAACGCAGAGGTTTGGTGAAGCGTACCAAAACGTTAATCCAAGTTTTAGAACAACTCTTGGCAAGATTGTAATACGGTAACACTGTATATATCTAAAACAGGTCTGACTTACCTAATACAAAGTTTTTGACGTCGGCTAACAGAGTCCGTCGGTTGATATCCGAGAAACCTGCAAAGTTTAGTATGCTTTCTTTAAAATATATAACGAAAGTAGGGCTTTTGTAAAGTCAATGGGCTAAGTTCAAGTCTATTAACGTAGAGCTACTGAATCCAAAGATTCACCACTGGCCCGAGAGTCATATTTCCTCTTAAACAAAGAATATTAGAGAGTATTAACATGTTTAACACCGTAGGGGCCAAAATCCCGAGTTAAAGTAAATTTGAGGAAGTCCTCGCTAGGAAAAGTCTATCATTTGTAGGATAAGATAAACCATTTTCTGACTGCGCCCTCAACAAGCCAACCGTTATTGCTTCGTGCATGAGTACTAGAGTATGATGATAAATCATATGATCGGTATAAAGCGTTTCATTGAAACTTATAGAACTTTAGTACTAATACTATAGACCTTTCATAAGTAAGAGTAAATGGAAAGTAGGTGAAAGTCCTCAATATTCGAGCTTGTAAAACAGAAAAATCCTCGAAAAGGTCATATGGGCAGTATACTGCATATGAAAGAATAGAGTGGCAACCACTTTAGAGTGAAAAGACTAGAAGTGTTGGGTTTGGTAACGTTCCTAAAATGACCGTATATGTGGAATATTCGATAAAGTAATCCTATGTGGTTTATTATATCTTATCAGTGTGTTTAAGCCAATTTAAGACACACATACTAGTAATAGTATATTTGTATTGACAAAGATATAACGTTTGCTAGAGAAGCCTAGAAATGTAAAGAACTAGTAGCATGTGCATATCCCTATCAATATACAGCGGTAGAAGATAGTAAAAAACGTATTGATCTTGTGACTTATTAATTAATGTCGTAAGATCTCATTAGTCTGATGTTGGGCAAGCGTGAGGGACAGTTAGTCATGACACGAACCTTCATTAGTTAATATGAAAAGTATAATTGGATAATTCTAGAGTAAGACTAGTTCCATAATGCACTAGATGAAAAAGTGTCATTTAAGAAGAGGAAGTATCTATTTAAATGTGTCTCTATGGAGTGCTAGAGTAATAGCAATAGCAGAATTACAGAGTGAAATAGAATCCAATAAGCTTATCAAGTATAAAGAATAATTTCAAGGAGTAGTCATTGAATTGACGTAGGCGATAAGATAACAGGCACCTGGGCAACAACATCCCCTATTTAGGAAATACTCCAGTAAAGAAGTTCTTTTTATTTTATTTGAGTTTATTAATCTTTAAAACAATTTAAAATGTTTCGTTGGTGGAATCAACCACGAAATCAAGGAGGAAACAAATTATGGATTATATGCGTATTAATGCCGCACAATGTGGCGCAACTTTGGGTAAATATATTTTGGTTGTAGAACGGAATCCCGTTGATACAAATTATTCAGAGGATAAGAAAAATGGTGCTTTGACTTTAAGTCGGCCTATTTATTTGTATTCAATTCGACCGATAGAGGTAACTTCAGTCGAGTTAGTAGAGTCAATGAGTAACGAACGTAAAGTTCAGTTCAACAAAGATCCGAAATTACGGCTAGATATCGCCAACATTGACGACATTACTAAAGTTATTCCAGTACCATCAGCTTCTACTGTTAAAGCAGCGATTGAGAAGTATGAACGGTCTAACAAAGAAGAAATTACTATCTTTGTAGATTATGTTAAATTAGTACCGGAAGTTATGGCCCTTAACCGGGATGAGAAGAATGTACTTCAGAGCTTCCTGAATGCTCAGATGAAGTTCTGTGGAACTTTAGCCGAAGCCAACGAGCTTGAGGCTACAGCTTGTCGTACTCGGATGAAAGAGTTAGGTATTGACGTTAATATCTAATCGCTATGTCCGAGCAAGGATTTACTATAAGTCCGTGGGCATTTAGAGATTTAACTTATATGTTTAATGATCCCATTCTTGTAGATCAATTGCTACTTACAGATGAAAAGCAAGTAGCGAAATATAAGAAAGTTAATAAAGATGGATCAATAACACTTGGTAAAACAAGTATCTCATGGTTAAATCGTCTATTTGGTGGAGAGTATGTACTTAATCCAGAGACAATTTGTCTCAGATTAATTAAGATAATAACCGGTATGGGTAGTGGTCGAAATGATGATGCATATAAAGATATGTGTGATCGTTTCTCAAATTATTATAAAGACGGAAATTATAGCTTGGCTATTTCCGCTATTTTTGTTGCGTATCGTTTTGTATTAGCTTCAGATATTAAAACAATGACTGAAGAGAACTCTACAGTTGAGAAAGGAGTTCCTAATCGGAAAAATGTTTTACTAAATGGAATACTAGTAAAAGACAATTCTGGTCAAGCTGTTGTGGTAGATTTTTCAAATCCATCACAAGTGTTATTCCGTCGTCCATAAAATAGAAAATCATAAGTAATAGCAATTATGTTTTGTGATGAATGATAGACAAATATTGCATATTACTCAAGATATTTCCTGGTAGAGAAAGAGATGAGTTAATTTCTCTACCATAACATGGGCGTAATACGGTGTGTATAATAACATACTAAGTGGGTTGGCTAGCCTCGAGAATAAGAAGAGGATGTCATTATCGATGATGAATACGCCCTCACAGGTAGTTGATAATTCAAGTATATAAATAGATGTTTAACAATTTAAAATCAATTTGTATATGAAAATTAAATCAACAGAAATTAAGGCAAAATTGGAGAAGTTAAATAAAGATATTACTAATAGCTGGATGATTATTCGAACAGAGAACTTAGTTGAGAATGGGTTCAAACGTCATTATGATATGAAAGCGTTGTTAGATGATATCAATAAGAAAGCTATAGATCGTATTCAGACAAAACTAGATCAGTTCTGTATAAATCTTGGCTTTAAGTCACGTGACGATTTTCCGAAAGATAGTATTTATCCTATTATCTTTGAGTTATCAGAGAAGAATGAACAATTTGTTCAACTAGGTATTATTATCGAGAAGTCGACGATTAATCCTACCCTAAAGATGAAGAAGGGGAAGAAGAATCTTAAACAAAATGAGGAGCTTACTCGTGATTACTTGAATAAACTTCGCAATAATCTTCAATTGGAGATTAATGGCCTAAAGAAGAAACTTGCTGACTTTAACGATATGGCTGAGTTAGATACTAGCAAAGCATATATGTATTTAGCAGCATAAAAAGAAAGATTTGTCGCTCCCTTTAAGTAGGAATAAGAGTTTGGCAAGTCGGGTTCGAATCCCGGACGAATCACAAGTCTCGAAAACTTATTTATTAACACTAAAATTATCAAAATTTATGAAAACAAAAGATATCAAATCTACAGAAAAGAAAACATCTTCTTTAGATAAGGTAAAAGCGCTTAAGGAGAAAATTATTGCAAATGCAAATGCACTTGCAGATCGTATTCTTAATAAAGCAATTGCTAAGGAAGAACAACAGAAAGCTTGGGAAACTAGAAAAGAAGAGCTTAAAGCAGAAGCCGCTAAAAAGCGTAAAGAGGCAGCTTTAAAGAAACGGGAAGAAAAAGCAAAGAAGCTTATCCAGATTCATACTAGTATTCCTACTAAGGACACTTCTAAAAAGCAAAAAGCTATCGATAAAGAGATCGAGAAAAAACATAATGAAAAAATGATTGCTATGGAAACAAAGTTTGAAGACTTTAATCCTAAGCAACAGAAACTTACTAAAGAAGAGCGAATTGAACGTAATAAAAAGCGTGCAATTAAGCTTATTCATCATAAGGAAATTAAGGATAAAATAAAACATATAACAAAAGAAGAGAGAGAAAAAGTAGCAGCAGAAGCTAGAAAAGCTGGTTATTTAGCCTATAAAGCAGAAATGCAAAGACAAGCTTCTGAAATTGCAGCAGATCCTAAAGCGTATCAAGCACGACAGGAGAAAAGAGCTAAATCAGAGCAAGAGCGTTTAAGTATGCTTGCTGAGAAACGTAAAGCTCGTATGGAGAAACTTCAACGAGTAGAACTTACTCAGAAACAAAAGACATTAAAAGATCTTGAGCATTTTAAACTGGCACAAGAACGTCGTAATAAAAAGAAACTTGAACGACGTCAAATGTACCTTTCTAAGGGTGGTATACAATTACCCAAAGTAAAGAACAAAGTGGAGATTCGACCTATTGTCGAACAACCAAAAAAACAAGATAGTAGTAAACATCGTTATATTGTGAGAACCCAATATATTGATCAACCATCTCTTACTGGAGATAGAGTTGGTGCTATTGTCTGTCTTCCAGATAAGTTAAAGGATATCGTAAAATATTCTTTCAACAAAATGATGGAAAAAGAATCTGATAAAGTGGTAGGATACTTTATTTATGATTCAGATAATCCTGAAGTATGTATCATGGAGATGGTTAACTCTAAATATCGAGAGATTGACGGAGTTACTATTACTCGTTTACAAAAACAGGATAAAACTGCAGCGTAAGCTGATATTCGTCTATGAAACAGGGGTGCGTCTGTTCAACGCACAATATAACACGTAAATAATCCGAAACTATAAGGGAAAAGTTGGTAGTCTATATAAGCGCTTATATAGGAACTTGGTTCGAATCCAAGACGTGTTACACAAATTATAGCTATGAAAATTAAAGACAAAACCTGTATAGTCTTTGATATTGAAGTTCTTAAGAACATATTTACTTGTACTTGTAAGAATACAGAAACAGGAGTAATTAAAGTATTTGAAATATCTTCTAGAAAAGTAGATATTCAAGATCTCCTTAATTACTTTACTCAGGATTGTTATTTTGTTGGTTATAATAATCATCACTATGATAATCCAGTATTGAATTATATCTTCTCATTATATAGAAAAAGATATTTTGAGTTTTTCAGTACAAGAGAAATAACAGAATCTATATTCAGAATGAGTCAAATTGTAATAGACAAAAACTCTAATTTTGAATTATGGAAAGAGTATAAATATACTAAGAATTTTCTATCAATTGACTTATTAACAATGTTGTTCTCTAAAGCATTACGTGTATCTTTAAAAGAGATGCAAGTAACTATGCAATACAAAAACGTAGAAGAATTTGTAGTCGATTGGAAACAAGATCTCCCAGAGAAGGATATGGATAGATTAATATCATACAATATTAATGATGTGGAATCTACTGAAGAACTTTTATATCGATGTGAAAAACTATTAGATATACGAGTAGAAACTGAAAGAGATTTTGGATTACCATGTTTAAGTCTGGATAGAGTAAATTTAGGAGATAAATTATTACAATTAAAGGTAATGCAAAAATCTGGTTTCACTAGAGATCAGTTAGAGAATATGAAATCTCCTATGGATCGTATAGATCTAGAAAAAGTTATATTTCCTTTTATAAAGTTTAATACTCCAGTACTTCAGAAAGCATTGCAAGATATGAAAAATCAACACAATGTGTCTCCAGGTAGAAAAGGTTATATTAATACTTTTATATTTGGTGGAATGGAAGTAACTATTGGAGTCGGAGGTATACATGGTGACAATGGTTGCTGTTCAATTAAATGTAATGAAGATGAATTATTATTAGATTCTGATGTTAATTCACTATACCCAAGTTTAATTGCAGTATATGAACTATATCCACCCAAATTAAAATCCATTCTTAAAGAGGTATATCCTGAAATTATTCAGGAAAGACTAGAATTTAAGAGAACAAAACAAAAAAATAAAAATGAAACGTATAAGTATATGCTTAATGGAGTAACTGGGAAAATGCAACAAGAAGTATCTTGGTTATATGCACCATTTTCTATTATGCAAGTACGAATTAACGGTCAATTGCTACTTTTAATGCTTGCTGAGAGACTTTTAGATCTAGGATGTAAGTTATATCAGATTAATACTGATGGTATCTTATATAAGATAAAAAAGGACAAATATGATAAATTACAACAAGTACTAAAAGAATGGGAAGAGCTTACTAAGCTTACTCTAGAAACAGAACAATTTACTTCATTTTATCAGTTAGCAATAAATGATTATTTTGGAGTAGAATCTGATGGAAATATTAAGAAGAAAGGATTCTTTCTGACTGATATTGAATTAGGAAGAGGATTACAACCTAAAATAATACCCGAAGCAATTATTAACTATTTTGTTTATAATACTCCAGTAGAAGATACAATTAAATCATGTAGAGATATACGTAAATTCTTACAAGCTGAGAAGACTGGTAAACAGTGGACAGTTGAGTATAATGAACAAATTCAACAGAGAACTAATCGATTTTACGTTAGTAATAGTGGATATTACTTATGGAAATGGAAATTAGATGAAACTGGAAAAAGATCATATCATAATATGCTAAAAGGTCATGGAGTAAAACTTCATAATCGATTATATTCTGATGAAGATCTTCAATGGAAATATTCTCAAGGAGAGACATTCCAGAGTATATATGATGTTGATTATCAATATTATATTACTCAATGTGTTAAAGTGATTGAACAATTAAAACCTAGACAGTTAAGCTTGTTTAACTTTTAACAAAAATTGGCAGAAAATAACAAATCTTTGACAAGCTTTTAAAATTTTTAAGAGCATGATCATTGAACTAGATACAAGTCTATTAGAAATAATAGACAATATATCAATTAATCAGTTAGTATTTTTAAGTCTTGTATTAGATAAGAATCAAAAATCCCATCAAGGTATCACACCACTTATTCGCCTGGTCAGTGATAGTGAAATACAAGACTTAATCGACAGAAATCTTATTCAGAAGAAAGATGATAGTAAAAAGTTAGTGTATAAACCTACTAAGGAATTAGTAGACAAATTGACTCCTAAAGACGTACTTTTTGAGCAATTTTATACATTATATCCAATAATGGTTAGTAGACCAGATGGAACTAAAGGCTTTCTTAGAAGTAATGTTAAGAAATGTAGAGATTATTATAACAAACTAGTTAAAGGCAACCCTGATCTTCACAATAGAATCATAACCGCTTTGAATTTTGAGCTTTCCGATAAAGCAATGACTGGTAAGCTTGGTTATATGAAAACTATGTGGAAATGGCTTACTTCACATGAATGGGAATTAATTGAAGAGCAAATGAATATTAACCAACCTGAAACTACTATGTTGTATGGAACAAAATTACGTTAATCCACTACCGTTTAAACATATATCTACAGCTGCAAGTGAAGCTGTTACATATATACGAAGACGTAAAAATCATGAAATTGAACCACTTAAAAGTAGATGGAATAAATTCAATGAAATGTGTTGTGGTGGGATTGAACCTGGTTGTGTTTATACAATTGTAGGAGCATCAGGAACTGGTAAGTCTTCGTTTGTAAATACGCTTGAAACTGATTTAATTGAACTTAATTCTAACAAAGAATTGATCGTACTTTCTTTCTCATTTGAAATGCTTAGCCGTGCACAAGTAGGAAGAAAACTATCTAATAAGTTGCGTCAAACAACTACACAATTGTACTCAGCATCAGAAGATCTTTCTGATAAAGAACTTAACTTAGTTGAGGAGACTGCAGAATCTTTAAAAGATTATCCAATATATTATGTGGACGATGCAGCTACAGTACAAAAGATAGACGATACAATTACATATTTTCAAAATACGATTGCTAAGGATAAATGGTTAATAGTCATTTTAGATCATACTTTATTAGTAAATAGTGATAACTATAAAGATGAAAGAATGATTATATCTGAACTTGAAAGAGTATTTATCAAAGCAAAGAAAGTTGGTATGACAAGTATCATACAATTATCTCAGATGAATCGTAATATAGAAAATATTGATAGAATTAATAATCCATCGAGTCACTATCCTATGCGAAGCGATTTATCATCATCTGATTCTGTATTTCAAGGAAGTGATGTTATAGCGGTTTTATCTCGACCTGAAACTTTAGGTATCACCGCTTATGGTCCTCAACGACTACCTGTACAAAATAAAGTATATCTCCATTTTCTTAAAGTAAGAGAAGGAGAATTGGCAATACTTGAATTTGAGAATGACCTGAAATATAACAACCTAATTGAGTTATAGATAAGATTTTTTATTAATCTTGGTTAAAATAAAGGCGAATTATGACATACAAATATAATACAGTAAACAACACGGCAAAGAATAACACAAATCTTGACTATACGATTGATTTGAGTAAGTATTTTACGACAACTACTTCTTCTAAGAAGAGTGATTATACGATTAGCATTTTGGATAAGATTAAATCTATTTTCCCATGGGCTAACAAGAATGATAACAAGTACACAATTCTGACATTGGATAATGCTCCGTATGAGAATTATACAATTTTGGATATTACTCCGGAAGCATTGAATCTAGAATGGAATAAAGCAGCTTCTCGCTTGTTTGATTATATTTACTATACGGAGAATCCCTCCTATGATTTTAAGATTGGTGATATTCCGGTTAAGATTCATGGTAATTATATCCAAGTAGGTTCTCGATTGATTCCGAAGTTTACAAATTCATCATTCTTTAATGATCTTCCTAAGAAGGATCGTATTATTCTTTACAATATCTCAATGAATATTAATTCATTAGAAATTGCAGCGTAATTTAACTTATAACAAATCTTTTCAGAATTTTTACAAAACTTTTCAAAAACTATATCAAATTCTTTCAAAGTTTTCTGAGAAGTAGATAAACTAACATTATGATAGTATTACCTACTGAGAAAATTAAAGCAAAGGTGAGAAATCCAAGATTTCTTATCTTTTTTGGTAAGCCTAAATCTGGTAAAACTACATTAGCAGCACATCTAGAAAATAATTTAATTATTGATTTAGAAGGTGGATCTGAATTTATTGATTGTTTAGCAGTACAAGCTAGAAATATTAATGATTTAGGTGAAATAGCTAATGCCATTAGACAAAAGAATAAAGAATGTAATGGATATTTCTACAAATATATCACGATCGATAACGCAACACGTTTGGAAGAAATTACGTTATCATATGCTCTCACTTTATATAATCAAACTCCGATGGGGAAGAGTTATAAGGGAGATGTACGATTACTGCCGCAAGGCGGTGGCTGGTTTTATGTAAGACAAGCCGTACGTAAAGTATTAGATATGTTTAGAGAACTTTGCGAAAATTTTATCCTGATAGGTCATACTAAGGATAAACTTGTAAACAAAGATGGTGAAGAACTTTCAGAAATGGAATTAGACTTAGCTGGAAAGTTAAGTAATATAATATGTGGAGAAGCAGATGCTATCGCATATATTTCTAGAAAGAAGAATCAAACCATTGCATCCTTTAAAGGTGGGGAGAATATTACTATTGAAGCAAGAGCTCCACACCTAAGAGGTCAAAATATTGTTATCGCAGAAAGTGATGACGAAGGAAAAATCTCAGTATATTGGGATAAAATTTATTTGCCAGACCAAGAATAACCAAAACATAGAAGAAGATGATTTATAGTTCACAAAGAGCACAAGCTATCCAGAAAAAAGATATTGCATATTTAGCAGCTGGTATCCATGACAATGTAGTATTAGAATCAATTAGAGTAGATAAATCTCTTAATGGTAATAATTTTATTGAGTTTAAATTCATTGCAAAAGATGGTAAATTTATGACCCATACAGAGTGGGAACCATCTAAGTCAGACAATATGTCTGATGAAGATTTACAAAGAAAATGTGATAATCAGTTTGCAAGAATTGACCAGATTCTTGAATGTTATTATCCAAATCCTGAAGATAGAGTCTTTAACGGCGAGAGCTTTAAGGAATTTATTACTTGGGTAGCTGAAAAGCTTAACAATGCAGATAAGTCTACATTACTTCGTATTAAAGTAGTATATAATAATAGTGGTTATACTACTCTACCGAAGTATGCAAAATATAGATTTATTGAACCGATGACGATTGTTGATAAGAATGAGTCTGTTATTGTCAAGTTGAATATTGATCAATTTGAGAAACCAGTAATTGCTGATTTTGAACAATCGAATCCAAATCCACTATTATCTAATGAATCATTTACCGTAGTAGATGGAACTTTGGATAACACAAACAATGCCGATCCTAACGGATTGCCATTTTAAAAATATAAATTCTATTTGCGCAATAGAACGAAGACTATGCGGCCTCTGATTTTATCATGTAAGCATACCAGATCGTAGGCTGGCACTGACCACACAGGGGGTATTGTGAAAGGTGGAGCAATGTCTAATGGTTAGATTCGTGGGGATCGTTACCCCACATTGCACTTATTCAAATTTATATCATATGTATGACTCTAAAAGAATTAAAAAACAAGATAATCCTATTACTTTGGATTACATCTTATCAAAAGTCACAGAATATGATATTTATGCTAGATATCTAGGACAATTTAAAGTTGGATTTATTTATAATAGTCCATTCAGAAAGGATAAGAATCCTTCATTTGGAATATTCCGAAGTAAGAAGACTGGAAAATTACTATTTAAAGATCATGGTAATGGAGAATGCGGAGATGTAATTAAATTCGTAGAGTTATATACTGGTATAACTAATTATAATGATCTACTAAATCAAATAGTAAAAGATATGCAAATTACTAATAACACAGTATTGCATAGTAATAAAGAAGTAGAGAAATCTACTGAAACAGTTATCGGAGTAGTTAGACAAGACTGGACAGATATAGATAAACAATATTGGTCACAATTTGGAATTTCTCTAAAGACTTTAAAGAAATTTGGTGTAAGTAGTATAAAATATTATTTATGTGATGGTGTAGTAAAGGGAGTGTATAAGGAAAATAATCCTATGTATGCATATAAAGTATATGATAGATTCAAGATTTATAGACCTTTAGCAGATAAATATACTAAATGGCGTAATAATTTAACTCCATATGATATTCAGGGATATGAACAATTACCTAAAAAAGGTGATTTACTAATTATTACTAAATCTATGAAAGATGTTATGTGTTTATATGAAATGGGTTATACTGCGATATCACCAGCTTCAGAAAGCACATTTCTTACTCCAGATGTTATAGATGCACTTAAACTTCGATTTAAGCGCATTTTAATATGTTTCGATAGGGATATTTCTGGAGTTAAAAATATGCGTAAAATTAGCCTTAAAACAGGTTTAAATGGCTTTCTAATTCATAAAAAATGGAAAGCTAAAGATATATCTGATGCGGTGAAACTAAATGGCTTTGAAGTAATTAAAAATTGGTTAAAAGAAACATTATGATATGGTTTACTTCAGATCTACATTTCTTCCACGATCGTATACTAGAATTTCATCCTAAGCGGAAAGAGATATTTGGGAATACTGTTGAAAAAGCTAAAGAAGCTATGATACAGTTATGGAATTCTAGAGTAAATAAGAAAGATACTGTATATATTTTAGGTGATCTTGCATTTGGTGAAGTAGAAGATAAAAGGAAACTATTTCAAAGACTAAATGGAAATAAAGTATTAATACTTGGTAATCATGATAAAGTACCAGATCATTTAAAATGCTATTTCAATCATATTACTCAGATCAAGAATATTAAATTTAAGAAATCTGTATATAATTTCTTACATAAAGATCTAGAAGTAATAATGTGTCATTTTCCGATGTTAAGTTGGGAACACAAAGATAAAGGATCTGTTATGATACACGGTCATTGTCATGGAAAAGTAGATCAAATAAATACAGATTCTAAAGAATTAAGAGTAGATGTAGGTATAGATGGAAATCTAGCTAATTATGATCTAATATCTTTAGAAAAACTT